GTATTGCTTCGTCTGTATCCATTTTAAATTTTTGGTGCGCCCGCTGGGATTTGAACCCAGGACCTATCGATTATGAGTCGAGTGCTCTTACCACTGAGCTACAAGCGCTAGTCAATTGCTGGGTTACTTTTAGCAACTATTGAACCAGTAGACAAATTAAATGCTACTAAGTCATCATGATGCATAGAGTATTCCTTAATGTAGGCTAGCGCTTGATCGAGAGTTTCTGTTAACTCTAGTCGTTCGTTTGCGTGGTCGTTAATAATACGAACCTCAAATCCATCTAAAGCCTTTTCTTTAAGCACTTCGACTGTTGATGGTTCGTTATTCTTATTAACTAGTACAGTATACTGCACATAAAAAATAGTTAAAATAAAGCAAATAAAAATTCTAAGTTCAAAGTATTTGTCCTGTTTCATATTATGATTATATTATAGTTCCTATTTTACAAAAATCTATGGAAATAGAGCTGTATTAAATAAATATTTCTATGAGCGAATTCGATAAAACAGCTAATGACATCCTTAAGGGATTGAATGAAAATTTTATTAACAGTGCATCTGATGCTATTCAACATCGGTGAGCTAAGACTATTGCACACCCAGGTCTGGGTGAAGAGGACGAAGAGTTTCTCGTAGTTGATCATAGCTTAACTGCTGATGGAGTTGTAGAAGAGTATTATGTAGATTACAAAGATGAGTTAATCTCTGTCCCAGCTAATGAAGCTAAAATTATTGTAGCGGAAAGTCATGGCGATGAAGAAGAGCCAGAAGATGGTGAAGATCATAAAGAAACCAAAAAGCAGAAAACGTTTGGCGGTAACAAAGGTGATAGACCTCGTAGATTCGATAAAAAGACTGGTCGTAAGAGTGAAGAAAGAGATTATGGCGGCAAGCATGGTGATCACCCTGATGAGGATGAAGAAGAGCTTAACTCAATTCGCGAAGCTTACGGGCTTCCTAAAAAGAGAAAAGGTCCTCACGGAGCTAGACCTAAACTAAACTGTAGATCAGTTCACAGTCTTTAATAACCATTAACATAAAAAAGAAAAGCCTCCGTAAGGAGGCTTTTTTTATGAACAGATATTACGACTAAAGTTCTTCAGCGCCGAGCGAGCACCATTCGGAGTAAAGTACTTCTTATTCTCGTCCCAACTCTCCGCAGAAAGTATTTCAATTTCGGCACCAGTCTTATGACTATATACCATCCTGCCTTTCGGTCGAGGGACATCAGCGCCCGAATGCGCGCAAACCGAACAGTTCTTAAATCCGAATTCGACTCTAGCTTCTTCAATTTCTCTTCCACAACCACAAATATTATCTTCGTTTACCATGCTGCGTAAATTGCTTGAGGGCTATTCTCAAAGTCCCTACGTTCTTTCTCTTTCATTTGATAGTAAGTAACCATCATTTCTTCTTCGCGAATCATATCTTCTTTGAAGTCTCGCATTTCTCCAAAGGTAAGACCATGCTGCTTAGCATACTCCTTATCACTCTCAGTAAGATCTATCGTCATACTATTATTATAGTATAGTTCCTTTTGAGTTCTACGAATTGAACTTAGCATACCAATCCATAATCTCGTAGTGAAAGTCCTTTTCTGAGAGATCTTCAGATACTTCAATGAACCATTCAGGTTCTGATGAAGCAGGCTTTTCAAAGATATTAATCTTATTGACTATTGGATCGTGTCGAAAAATGTATTTTCCAATTTTACCTTCCATTATATTAGGCTTAGCTCCTCTGTTATTAATTTAGTTAGATAAAGGTGACAGAATATATCTAAATCAGCTGATATGTTACTACCTACAACTTCTTTATCTACATAATATACTTGCATCTCTGTTATGCAAGGGATAGAATTTTTAAGTTCATAATAAGAGTGAACTAATATCCCGGGCCCTAATTCGGACTCCGGGATATAAGTTCTGTGAATATTTATCCGGCCCACTGGATCTTAGGCTCCTTCAGTACCCTAAGTGCTTTAGTTGAAAGCGTGTTGCCCATCAAGGACCTCACGAGCTTCTCCGGAGACTGCTTTCGATTATGAGTTTCAAACTCTGTGAAAGCATTCAGAGCATCCCATCGAGACTCTCCGACATTACCTCGACCATTCTCGTAGAGCTCTACGAGACCCTCGCGCTGATTAACTCTACGAGTAGACTCGTCCTTCTCAACCGGAATAAGTTTCTGTGTAAGCTTAACCATCTGGTTGCGTGAAAACTTATTACTCTTCAAGAACTCCATAGTTTTATTGAATCCTTTAAAGTCTTCAATGTTGTGGACAATCCGATGAACCATACGTTCAACATTTGCATCGAAAGTAGCTGAGTGACGGAGGTTATCACCACGACGCTTTTCAATCAAGTGAAGAGCGTTATCACAAGCAATCCTCGTTGTAGAAGGAGCGCACTTGTTAGAGCTCATTCCTGTATTGTCAATGATAGTGTAGAAGTAACCATCTACCTTATCACCTTCAACGTCAATCGGCTCACCGAGCTTTGACTGAACAACGACTCGCTTGCCATTACCAGCAAAGGTAAACCCTTTGTGCTCAATACCGCCTACCTTATCGCTGGCCGTATGCAAGATGTCAAACATCTCATCCATCTGAATTGGACGATACTTCCTACCGCAACTACCAAGGTGTGCGCCGTTATCAGAGCGTTCAAGAGCGAATACTCCGTTATGTTCGCCGCGGTCATTTTTAAGCGGCACTTTATTTACCTCAAAGCGAGGTACTTCTTCTAGCGTTTCGATTTCTGTTAAGAATCCCATTTTTTTATTTTGGTTTGTTTTGTTCTACCCTTTTATTTTAACCTAGTTCCTTTAAGTTAAATCTTTCAAATTTTTCTTCAGCTTTCTTAAAAGTATCATAAATCTTCATAACCTCAGTAGTCAACCTTTCTTGCTTTCTAGCATCTTTCTCCTCTTTAGAATTATAATAAGCGTTGTAAGATGCAAATCTAGCTACTGTAGTGAAGTTAAAAACATATTCTTGAAAGGCATGTCGAAGTTCATGAAGTATGCTTCCGAATACATATCGTCTATTTCCTTCTGTATCTAGATCCATTACGTAATGACATCTACCTTTAGTTCGTTCCATAGTTGATTGTTCTTTAACCTTACTCTTCCAAACTTTACATTCAATATTGATCTTCCTACCAAAGCCTCTTTCAAAGATATCAGTGCAAATCTTACCTAATAATTCAAAATCTATATCTGTTTCTTTTTTAATTCTCTTAGATGGAAAAAATCTAATCATCCTATTCTTTTAATAACTGGTTCATTGACCCCTTCTGATAATAGCTTATCTCTAACTTTTTCTGCATCTTTATAATTATCTATGCGTTCCTTATGAAAACGTAGCAGGCCGGATTCACCATCGCGATATTCGATGATAAATTTACCATATTCGAAGGGTTTTACTGGCGGTCTGCGCCTTTTCATACTACTATTATAATTGAGTTCCTTTAGGTTTCCACTAAATATATATGTGTTAGAGGAAAAAATTCTACAGAACAGTACGGAGAAACAAGCAAAATTATTAGGTCCCGCGCAAAGAGCTCATAAGAAGCCAGACATTGGAGTGGAGATTCAGAATAAATCTGCTTACTATGTAATAAGGGATTGTGCTATGATTACTCAGAAATATCTAGTACTTTTTATTTGGGGAACGTATCCAGATCCGTTTGAAGCTCTAAAAGGTAAGCTTACCAAAGACGAAATAACAGACTTTTTGAAACGTGCTGAAAAGAATGACGAAGTAAAAGCATTGAAGCATGCTATTATTGGTGACATAAGAGCTAAATTTGATACAACTGTTGCTAAGACTACTGACTTCGATTATAGTATGGAAGAAGAAGACATTTACAAATACTATAGCGATACAGAAGAGACAGAAGATAGTGATATTGTAGAGCAAGAAATGACAGAAGAAGAAATGCTCTTAAAATTCTTCGATGTTGATCCTAACAAGCTTTAAGATCTATACTTGTTAACGTAATACTTAACAGTCTGAGATAGATTAAACTTCTTCTGCTTCTTTACTGCAGATAAATTATGCTTAGTACTAAGTTGATACTTAAAATCATGTCCTTTTCTATCTGGTACAAGCTCCATATAATCACTCTTTTTTCTCTTGTATGATGGAAACTGATGCTCAATCTCTTTTATTACCTTTTTAATTAGATCTAAATTATTACATACAACGTTACCTGGAATGTTATAAACAGTAGCAGGTACATCATCATGCAATACTTCTATAATAGCTTTAGCATGATCTTCTGCATGAATCCATTCGCGAATATTCTTTCCTGTTCCATATACCGGTACTTTATTTCCTTGTATTATAGATCTTATTACGGTTGGTATTAGTTTCTCATCTCCTTGTCTAGGTCCAAAATTATTACAGCATCTAGTTATTGACGCATCAATACCGAAAGTAGTTATGTATGATTGAACTAAGAGATCTGACCCTGCTTTTGTAGAAGAATAAGGTGAGCGTGGAGCTAGAGGACTATCTTCGGAGAACGGAGGGTCCTTCTCTCCTAAATGACCATACACTTCATCAGTAGATACATGAACAAGTCTAGCGCTATGCTTGCGTACTAATTCTAAAACTTTAGCAGTGCCGATTAAGTTAGAATAGGCAAAAGATAGAGGATTATCTATAGATCTATCAACATGAGACTCTGCAGCTAAATGTATAACATAATCAACATCCTTGTCAATAAAGTCTAAAGGGTTAGCCATATGAAGTCTCCAATGCTCATCATTAGAGATATCAATAAAGTGATTTTGTACTCGCTTATCGTCAATAACATTTTCTTCAGATGAACCTACACCCATCTTATCAATATTATATATAAAGAGCTTTTTATCTTTACTCTTAAGAAGCTCTTGTATAACGTATGACCCTATAAAACCACAACCTCCTGTAACAACATATGTACTCATATCTTTTTGTATGTCTCAGGATTCTGCTTAACAGTCTGTGCAGTAATTAAATCTTTAAGTTTAGTAGTAGACCATCCATGAGAACGAGTAGTATAGATAATTTCTGGTGGCAAATCATCTCCTGTAAATGACTCTTTAGTGATATAATCTTCTCCTAGAATTCTAATGTCAGGTTTAAAGAACTTAATTAGATCATACAACTCTTGTTCTGTTTGATAACAATAGACATCGTCAATATATTTGATTGACATTAAAGCTTCATACCTATCAAATAATGGAATAACAGGCTTGTATTTACTTTTTCTATGAAGAGAAGGATCGCGTTGTAAGAACACGATGAACCTATCGCAATGCCTCTTAGCTTCTCTAAAGCATTTTATATAACCTGGATGTAACAAATCAAAGTTACCCGCAGTGAATCCTAAAACTTCTTTACTCATACACTTATTATATTAGTCAGCGCACTCTCAAGTGCAACTTCTTCTGTCCACATTTCGTAACCATATTCGTTTTCTAGCTTATCAGTCGACATTACACAGTTAGATCTGTTAGCTGTAGTATTAAGATCGCAAAAGTGAACCCATTCCCAGTCTGGATTTGATACGTCATACTTCTCCATTAGTTGAGTTACTCTTGCTGTTGATAAAGCTTCGGGGTTAACAAAGTTTAAGATATCTTTTTCTTTAGCTTCATAACCTTTGCTAATAAAATGCTCTATAAAATCAAGAAGTTGTGGAATATATGTCTTGGAGTTAACTCTATCAATTAGATTATCATACTTATATATCTTTGTAATGAAAGATCTATCATGGAGAATATCACAAAATGGCATCCTTACTCTCAATATTAAACCCCAATCACAACCTAATTCAAATGCATGTTTGCTTTTAGAATATGTAGAAGATTCTTCATTAAATAAACCAAAATTAGGTTCATCATCTTCTTCCCAACACTTATCATACCCAGTATAAATGCACCCAGATGAAATATGAATATAGTTAATGTTCTTTGTCTTGCATAGGTTACTTACCCTTAGCGGTCCAAATGTATTCAGTTCAAAGCAAAGCTCTTTTTTAAGCTCGCCTTCATCTACATTAGGCCTTCCAGTAAATCCTGAGCAGTTTATAACATAATCTGGTTTTTCGTTATCTAGATATATTTCTAAATTTTTTATATCATTATAGTTTAAGAGCTTTCTCTTTTCAATATTAACATCATAGGGCTTTTTTTCATTATAAAGTAACCTATCGTATAGATTACCTCCGACATATCCATTTCCAAGTATTACAATTTTTTTACTCATATTAAATCTCTAAGGTATTAGGTTCATATATCTTACTATGCGTTTTAGTACATCTAACAAACGTAGCGCATTTACTTAAATGCTTTAGCTTAGCAGCTCCAACATACGTACATGTACTTCTAATACCTCCTAAAATATCTTGAACAATATAACGCATAGGTCCTTTATATGGAAGAACTACTCTACGTCCCTCTGACGTTCTGTAATCTTTAAGACCACCGTTATGTTTTTCGTTAGCCTTCTTACTACTCATTCCATAGAATTCTACATACTCTTTATCATCGATAGTAATTTTTTCTCCACCACCTTCTGTCGAACCAGCTAACATCGATCCAAGCATTACAAAATCAGCTCCAGCACCAAATGCTTTAGCTACATCACCTGGCGTAGTACATCCTCCATCAGCAATAATATGACCATCTAATCCATGAGCAGCATCAGCACATTCGGCAATGCAACTAAACTGAGGATAACCAACTCCAGTCTTTAGCCGTGTAGTACAAACGCTTCCTGATCCAATACCAACTTTAATAATATCTGCTCCTGCTAAGAGTAGCTCTTCAACCATTTCACCTGTTACAACATTACCCGCTATAATTGTCCTTTGAGGAAACGTTCTTCTTACTACCTTTACAAAGTCAACAAGCGCTTGAGTATAACCATTCGCTACATCAATACAAATATTACGGACTGGAGCTTTCTTATTAATACGAGCTAACCTCTCATAATCATACTCATTCCTACCTACAGTTACAGCTACATGCTTACCTTTATTATCTTTAAGCTCTTCAATAAGCTCCTTTTCATCAATGTCTTTCTTGTAACAAGTAAAGAGATCTAAGTCACTCAAGGTTCTTCCTACCTCTAATGTACCAACACCGTCCATATTAGCAGCCATAACTGGTATACCGTGATACGAACCACCGTATTTAAATCTAAACGTTCTAGTTAAATCAACCTCTTTTCGTGACGTCAGCGTCGACCTTTTAGGTCGAATAAGAACATCATCAAAATCGTACTTTAGCTCTGTCTCTATACGCATGCCACGTATATTATACGTAGCTTTCTATGAAATCAACCAGATATTTGATCTCTAATATCTTCTAAGGATATATCTCCATCTTCTATTCCTTCAGCTATTTGATCTAAAAATTTTCCTCCTAGCTCAGAAAGCTCATAATCCTCAGCGCTTTCAAGTAAGTCTTTAATTTTATATAATTGATCCCAAAGGTTTTCAGTTTCTTTATCAAATTTTTTTAGAAGAGCACTCCGTGTCATATTGCTATTTATTTATTAAATATAGTAAATGAAGTTTTTAAATCAAGTAGATTTACTTTTAGAAAAGGTTAATACTTATAAACCTATTAAGCTTCCTTATTCTCTTAGCGCTTTAGAGCCTGTAGTAAATAGACAAACTACTGATTTTCATTACAATGACCATTATAAAGGATATGTTAAAAAGCTAAATGCAGCTATGAGTAGTAGGAGAAAGCCACCGTTAGTTGAGCTGGTTAAAGATATAAAAAAGTATAATGATCATATAAAAGATAACGCCGGCGGTGCTTATAACCATCAATTGTTTTTTAACATGATGACACCTGGAGGAAGTAACTTTAACGGAGAAATAAAAGATAGAATAGTAAAGAGGTTTGGTACATTTAATAAATTTAAAAAAGAGTTTATAGAGAATGCAAAAGGTCAATTTGGCTCCGGATGGGGTTGGTTAGTAGAGAAAGATGATAGACTTGATTTAGTAAGAACTCCAAATCAAGATAATCCGCTTATGTTTAATTTAGGTAAGCCAGTATTAGGTGTAGATGTCTGGGAGCATAGCTACTACCTAATGTATGGTCCAAAGAGAGGTGAATGGCTTGAAAATTATTTTGAGATAGTAAACTGGGATTTCTGTAACGCTTTACTTGCTACTTAAACATCCATCCAATCACTACCTAAATTAGCTGTACTAATAATATTATAAATATCTGACTTAAGATAATTTACATGATAAGATAAAAATCTATCTTCTTTCAAATAAAATATAACACACTTGCGGCATTTTTTACCTGTCGCTCTTTCATAAAGCCAAGCATAGAAAGAGAGTTGTAACGCGTATGTATTAAACTCACAATAATCAAAATGATCTACAGGTGGATTCATTCTCTCTTTATATTGTGAACTAAATCTAAATCTTTTATTAGTTTTAAAATCACCAATAGTAAAGGTATCATCCTTATGCTCGTAAATTAAATCAGCAGTACCAGCAATCTTAATCTCTTCGTTATAAAGTAAGTTCTCGCATAGTACATTATCGAAAGGATCTATTGTACGTTCAACAGCTTTATCATATGATTTATACAACCAACCATAAGTATCTTCTATCTCACCATACTCAATATAATCCTCTAATAGCTTATGAATATTAGTACCTCTTTCACAAGCTCTATTCTTTTCTTCTTCCCACATCTCTAGAACTAACTCTTTACTTACACCTTCACGCTTAGCTACTCTAGTAGCATGCTTATCAGAATCAAATGGAGGTTTATATCTTCCAAGAAAAGTAGTAACGGAAGTAAATTGTTCTTTTGTATCTTTATGAGTATAGGTATGAGACGCTTCGTCGAATAAAATTTTCACTATCTTCTATTATATTTGTATTATCATAAAATCAAGAATATATTAACATATCTCTAGAACTACGTAGTTTTTTCCATAAATATATAAAATGGAGCCGGAAAAATCCCTACTCAAAGAGTTTCTAAGCGGTGGATGGGTCGTACCTTTAATAGGGGCCGGCGCTATGCTAGCTCGTTTGCTATCCGGCGAGAATAACTACACATGGGGTCAACAGCTTAAAAAGATATTGACTGCTGGTATATCAGCTGGAATAGCATGGTTTATACTTGAGCAAACAGAGATTTCATCTCTTTATAAAGCAGTAACATATGGAATTATCGGTGTTATATCACCTGAGGTAATTGAAGGTATAGTAAAATTAGGTAAAAAATTTGCAGATAACCCAGAGAAGGTTATTAAGAAATAATGAAACCAAAATATCTAGTCTATATTTTAGCTGCTATTATTTTAGCATTTGTCATTAGAGGGTACTTTTGTGTAGATATGGTTAATGTGTATTTAGATGCTTTAAATAAAGGAGCCTTAACAACTGATGGGGATTTATATTGTACTGTAAGTGAAAACGTTGAAGGATTTAAGAAGCATTTAATTCTTTCAGGTGTGTTTGCAATAGTTATTGCTATTTGTTGCCGATTAAAAGCACCTAAGTAAATAAATATAAGTATGGCGATTAAGATTTCTGAGCTTCCCGTAGAGGGAAATGAGTACGATGGTGATGAATTAGTAGCGTTGGTGCAAGACCCTCGAGGTAGTGCTGTAACTTCTAGATCATCGCTTTCTTCAATCGCAGGATATCTATCTGGCGCTGTTACAACTGGAGCAGTTACACCGCTAGCCTCACCAAATAAAATTAATTATTTTAATTGTAGTCAATGTTTTCAGTCTGGAGTAACAGTTGTTGGTCAATTAAGTGGTACATCTAATTTGGTTATCGGATGTGAAGTTACTATCGCGTGTACCGCTGTACTAAACAGTGTAGGAGGAGGCTGTAAGCATTCAATTTGTAATGGATCGCATAATGTAATAGGAGGTGGAGTATGCAATTTTCAAACATGTGACAGAAGTGTGATTGGCGGAGGTAGATTTAACATGTCGAGAAGCGTTAATACCACCATAGCTGGTGGTGCAGACAACAACCTTAATTGTAGTTCACCTGTGGCAGCTATTGGTGGTGGTAGTCATAATGTAATGACATGTGGTAGTTGCTCAACTATAGCTGGAGGATACCAAAATGGTATTCATGGCACGTATAGTGCAGTAGCGGGAGGAACTAATTTAAGTGCTATAAGCGATTATTCCTTTTTAGGTGCTGGTCTAAGTAGTCGTACGTTAGGTGATCATTCAAGTATAACATCTGGCCGATGTAACGTAACACATGGTTGCTATTCCTTTATAGGAGGCGGTTGCTTTAACCAGGCAGAAAAAGATTATGATATTGTTGTTGGAGGACTTAATAACCTTGCCTGTGGATTAAGTTCATTTGTAGGTGGAGGCGATGGCAATAGGGTAACCAACTTAGGTGGAGCTATTGTTGGAGGACGTAGTAACTGTGCTACAGGAAGTAGAAGTTTTATTGGAGGTGGAGAAAATAATTGCACCGCTAATGGATGTTCGGTAGTTGTCGGCGGTAGTAATAATACTGCTACAGCTAATTGTGCATTCATTGGAGGAGGAGTTAGTAATACTATTAATAGTTCCAATCTAGGTACTATTGTAGGCGGACAACAAAACAGTCTATGCAATAGCAATCATGGCTTTGTAGGAAGCGGTACAGCTAACAGCGTGCAGGGTCATTGTAGCGTTCTTGTAGGCGGTTTTTGTAGCTGTGTAACTACTACATATTCAACTATCGTCGGTGGTCAAGCTAACTACGTATTAGGTAGTGCTAATTATAGTTCAGTAGTTGGAGGCAGATCAAATTGCATACAGTCAAATGCAAGTGATTCTTTCATTGGAGGCGGATGTGGTAATGAGAGTACTGTTTGCTATGCAACTATAGCGGGTGGCGAAGACAATTGCTTATCCAATACACATGGATTTGTAGGTGGAGGAGAGTCAAATTGTATTTTAGGATCAGGGTGTTATAGTGCTATTGTAGGTGGTAAGAGTAACAGCATCCATTGCGGTGGTCAGTGTTTTAGCTTTATCGCAGGAGGTAAAAACAACCAAGTATTACACAGTGGTTCTTCTGTTGTAGGAAGTGATATCGATACAGTAGCTGCAGATACGTTACATGCTAAGTGTTTATATTTAAGTGCTGGGGCTTTACCAACAAGCGATCCTTCTGTAGCAGGAATTGTATGGAGAGATGGTACAGATTTAAAAATATCTGTTGGATAGTATTGACTTCTCTAGTATAATATATAAATTAAATATATGGCATCAACAGTTTTCCACATCGAAGGAGGTATAGGTAAAAACATCGCTGCTACGGCTGTAGTAGCTACCTATAAAAAAGCTAAACCAGAGCGAAATATTATTGTAGTATCTGCTTGGCCAGAAGTTTGGACTCGTAATCCAGATGTTGCTCGGTTTTATCTAATAGGTAATACACCTTATTTTTATCAGGATGTTATTAAAGATAAAGATGTTGAGATTTATATGCAAGACCCATATAAGCAGACATCACATATTAGTAAAAAGTCACACCTTATTAGTACTTGGTGTAAGATGATTGGGGTTAAGTATGAAGGAGAGCCTTTAAAGTTAGATTTTAATATTCGAGAGATTGAAGAAGGCGCTGCATATATGAATCAATTTAATGATGGTCAAAAACCTATGTTGCTATTTCAACCATATGGAGGACCAGGACCAGATCATCAGCAACATCCATACTCATGGACCAGAGATATGCACCCTACACAGGCACAAGCTGTTGTAGATAAATTGGCTGATAAATTTAATATTGTTCATGTATGTTATGAGTTTCATCCTCAACTGAACAATGTTCATAGGTTCGATAAAATGATAGGAAAGAAAGCCTTGTTTAGTATGGTAGCTCATTCAAGTAAGCGTATCTTTATTGACTCTTCTCTTCAGCATGCAGCTGCTGCGCTTAACTTACCCTCTACTGTTGCTTGGGTAGCTACTCAACCAAAGATATTTGGATATAAGTTGCATAATAACTTTGCTCCTAAAGTTGAATACGCTAAAGGTACTGTTGATTCGTATTTGTATGATTACGACTTTACCGGTGTAATCCATCAATGTCCTTATAGTAGCTTAGAAGAGCTGCATGATGTGGATGCAATAGTAAAAAGCGTTCTTACTTAGTAATATGATCCATAGATATCAGTATCATTGATATCCATATCCATTACTTGATCTTTTGATACATCATCAATATTGTATGGGTCATCCGGATTCGCATAAGTCTTACCATCAGAAGATACTTGATCGGCAAGCGTGGTGGATAATATACCACTAAAGGAATTGTCGTAAATTTGCTCGTTGACTGGCTCGCTACATAATCCACTCTGGAACGAGTAGTCGAATCTCTTACCTCTTAATCTGTATACATAATGTCCGAGAATAGGATTAAGAGCTGACATATCTTGCTCCATTCTTTCTGTTACCTGATACATTACAGTGCCTCTGCCATTAGGTCTATCGCATCCTAAAACTTTTAAGCTTATAACGTCCCCTGCTTTAGGTTCTATTGACTGCCCTACTTCAGCATAATCAAAATAAGCTGATGCTGCTGAGTGAAATGTACTAATATGTACATAACCAGTAAATTCATCACCAGGGTCAAAACCAAACTTAGATAACTGCAACGCATCATCTGAGAGTTCAACGTACATTTGCATTCCAAGAGCTCCTTTGAACTCACCAAACCCTGTTGATAGATCACTAGAGCCCCAATCAGTACCATAGAGCAGATCTGCTGCTGATAAATTAAAAGTATTAATATAGTAATCTATAGGTATACCATAGTTGTTTATGAGATCATTAAATGCTTGATCATATACTAATTGCTCTGCTTGTAAGTTAGAAGGATTAACAAACTTACCACATTGAGGTATAGCAGTAGCTGCTAATACTTCATCTGGCTTGCAGTTAATTCTATTCTCATTACATACAGACATATTATTAATTCTTTCTCTTTAACATACCGCAATGGTTACCTTCTTCATCTTCAAACATTTCAACTTCAACACCAGAGTTACCTAAGCTTTTAGATATTCCTGGAGCATAGTCGACTTGATATACATTTAACGTATCATGCAATGGGGCGCCCATTAACTTTATTTGATGTGCACCGCCGTTAAGTAAATTTCTTACATGTGGACATTCATGACTATATTGTTTTGGTACAGTGTTAAGATGCTTCTTAGCTAACCCTACTCTGTTAATATTTTTACCTGTTCTCATATGAGGATTAAGTAATTCTTCTCCTTGATAGTATTCAAAAAAGGTTTTGAAGTTTTCCATATAAATTTTGTCATAAGATCTAGAGATAATATCAATGAGATCACCTATAACCTCTGTGTTACGTAATACTTTAAATGCTAAGTTTTCTATACTAAATTCACCTTCTCTTTCTAAGCCGCTCTTTCGCATATTAGAGATCTTTTTCTTTAGTTGATTAGCACAATCATGGAGATCTTTAGCTGATCTACCTTTTACATCTAAGACTCTCTCCTTTAACACTCTTACATCATCCTCTATTGTTTTAGCTTTCTTATAAACATCTCTTGAATCTATTGTTGGAGGGTCATAAGAAGGCTCGGTAATCCATTCATCATTCAAAAGAGAATACAAACCTGAAGCTACATGAGGCTCATCTTTATCCTGCATATACATCTCTACTCCATGATCTCTTAAACTAATGTTATGTCTAAGATTCCAAACAAAGCGCTGGCCATCTAAGGCTTTTTTAACAAGATCTTCGTCTTCGTTTATATCTTTAAAATCAATTAATACATGTACATCAAGATCAGAATAATCATTGTAATTGTAATTACTATTACTACCCGTCAATGTTACATCATATATTTCTACACCATCTAGATCAAGCTTATCAATGAAATCATTAGTTATGGACAAAAGTTTTTCTCTAATGTCTGGATTAAATTTATTATCTTCAGACCAAAACTTTTTGTTTAGAGTTTTGTTGTAGAACTTCACACTTATATTTATTAAAAAAGCCCGAAGAGGCGTACTCTACGGGCTTTTAAATTTGAATTTGGTTAATATTTGAGCGACTTAATTTTCAAAAGCGTTCTTACCTACGGGCAGCTTACCTACTTTGTTGTTCTTGCCCATGTCTACTGTATGGTTAAGAGTAGAACCAGCATCAACACCGTAGCCTCCACCGTCTTTATCTTTAGCAGCACCAGTTGGCTTTAAGTTACCAACCTTATTTTTACCACCATGTCCGTAATCAACTGCATGCTTAAGAGTAGAACCAGCATCGATTCCATAACCTCCACCGTCTTTCATGGCCGCCTCTTCGTCCTCTTCGAACTCAGTGTCGGTTACCTCTTCAACGTCTACATCCACATCAACTTCAACTTCTTGTTGAGCTAATGCTGTTTGTAAGATATCGCAAAGTGATTGTGCTAGTTCACCGGGAATGGAAACTGTGATCTCTTCTGGAACATCATCAACTTCGACATCGGTCTCAGTTTCAATTCCTAAAGCTTCAAGTTCAGTAACATCTTCAGCATCTTCGCCAAAGTTTTCGTTAACCATTACCTTGTTATAAAGTTTATCAAATACAGAAGTCTTGCTCATAAAATTATTTAGGCCATCGCGTGCAATTTTCTCGTGTTCTTCCAAAAATTCTTCATCTTCTTCGTCATCTTTACCCTTTTTACCCTTCTTTTTATCTTTCAGAGCTTTTTCCATTGACTCATCTGTATCTCCATCTCCATCTACATCTGGATAATCAGGTCTTTTTTCTTCTTCATCTTCTTCAGGTCCAACTATACCAGAATAAGGCACCTGGTCATATTCAGGTCCTGTAGGCTTTGGCTCGTTACAATCACCAGGATTATTGCCATCGCCATAAGTATATCCTTTTATATTGTAGATATTATCTTTTTTATCTTTATCTGACATCTTTGTAATATCTACTTGAGCTGGTCTAAAGCCACCTTTTTCTTCTGGACCACCTGCAACTAATGGAGCTGAACCTATTTGACCAGGAGGGACAGAGTCTTCAGTTATTACCTTATTGAATACATCTTTATATGCTTCACCTAAATTAAACAAGTCTTTCTTTTTTGACATGTAATTATTTATGCTCTTAGATAAATATTTCCGTGGCTGCCAAGGATAATATGTTCTATATGGGTAATAAAAACTTACCCAATGTAAATTGGAAAGGTGAATACACTAAACAACAAGTAAAAGATCTTAAGAAAGCTAGTAGTAATATACTATATTTTGCAGAGAATTTCTTTCATATTGTTAATCTAGATAGAGGTAAAGAAAAAATTCAATTATATAAACCTCAAAAAAGAGCTCTTAGAAAAATGAGAGATAATAGATTCTTTTGTTTACTAGCTTCAAGACAGATTGGTAAGTCTACAATGATGACTATCTATATTCTATGGCAAGCATGCTTTAATAATGATCAGCGTATCTTATTAGTAGCAAACAAAGAAGCTACCGCTATTGAGATATTCCAGAGAGTTAGAATGGCATATGAAGAGTTACCTAACTGGCTTAAACCACCAGTAAAAGAATATGCTAAGACTTCTATGACATTAGAGAATGGAAGTAGAATAGGTATCACTACTACGACTGGTACAGCTGCTCGTGGTCAATCTGTAAACTGTTTAGTCATTGATGAGATGGCTTTTATTGAACCTCATTTAGTAGAAGAGTTTTGGAAGTCTGTCTTTCCTATTATTACTTCTTCAAAAAAATCTAAAGTGTTTGTTTGCTCTACATCAAACGGCACTGATAACTTATTCTATAAATTATACCATGGAGCAATTGAGGGTGAAAATGGATGGGCACATGATAAGATAAAGTGGGATGAGATTCCAGGTAGAGATCAAGCCTGGGCTCAAGCAACTAAAACAGCAATTGGTTCTGCGGATGCTTGGTTACAAGAGTTTGAATGTGAGTTTATTCATTCAGGTGAATCTACTTTAGATGACGAGCTATTTGAAGAGATGATGTCAAAAGTATCTGAACCTAAGATTATTCTAGATGAAGGTCATTATAAGATATGGGAAGAGCCTGATGAAGCTAAGCTGTACGTAGCAGGAGTAGATATATCAGAGGGTGTAGGAGTAGACTCTTCTGTAGTACAAATTTTAGACATTACTGATATTAAAGATATTAAACAAGTAGCTATCTATAGAAACAATAAGATCCCACCTTTAGAGTTTACTAATAGATTATACAAATTATTACGTAACTGGGGGTCTCCCTTAGCTCTCATAGAGAGAAACAATTGTGGAGCGCAGGTAGTAGATAGGCTGTCTGAAGATTTAGGATATGAAAAGCTTGTATCATATGGTAATAAAAATGCTCATAGAAGAAATGTAATGCGAGGTATGATAGCTCACACAAATACAAAATATAAAGGCGTACTTAATATGCGATATTTTATGAATGAGGTTAGAGTAGTTAATATAAATGAACAAGAGACTGTAGAAGAGCTAAGAAACTTTGTTAGATATCCTAATGGTACATGGAAAGCTAGAGGTGGGTTCCACGATGATAGAGTTATGGCTATGCTCTATGCTTTGTTTATTTTGGAAAAAGAAATAACAGAAAGATTTTTTGAGATAGTAGAAGTTGATGATATGGGTAAGCCTTCAGTTATTGAACCAATGGATTTTGGAGTACAATATTTTGAAGATCCAACATCTATATATCTAGACGATGAGATTGTTGGTTCTACTAATCATCAAATGAATGCTCTAGTATGGGGTATGGGCGATGAGCAGAGCTCTGATATAGACGAGCTTGAAGCATTTGGCTTTCAAATGATAGGTGAAAAGCCTCCTCCTAACTGGACTGGTGAGCGGGTAAACTAATAAATATATTATATGGCAACTAATAAATTAAAACAGGCAGTTTTAAACAAATCAAGAGCTGATAAGTTTCTTTTAGTATTTGATATACCACCTGTGTTAAAAAATATAAACAAGCCTTGGATAGCAGAAGATGATAATAAAAGTTTAATTAGCGACTCCGTTCAATTTTCTATTTTTGGCACTGCAGTACCAGAGATTACTGTACCTGCTGTAGAAAATAGATTTGCTGGAAGCACTTTATATGTATCTTCTCATTCTAAAAATTCTTATCCTCCAGTAACAGTTTCATTTAACATAGACAATCAGTATAGAAACTACTGGGTTATATATCAATGGTTAAATTTACTTCATAGTCAGTACGAAGGTCGCTATAATGAAAGAGAATTACCATCAGATCCGGATTTTTCAGAATATCAAACTGATCTTTCAATATATGGTAAAGACGAATTTAACAATAATAAGATAAAATTCACCTATAAAAAGGCCTTTCCTACAACTCTAGAAGCAATTACATATAACTATCAAAATCCAGAAGAGATTCAATCTGGATTTACATTTGTTTATTCACAGTTACATACAGAAATTATCGATTTTTGAATATTTTTTACTGAGATAGGATAAATAATTTTATGGCAATAGACTTTACTCCAACGATAGCTTCACCGGGTGTTGAAATAAGAGAATGGGATCTTTCGAATATAGCTTTACCGAACGTAGGTACAAATGTGTATGTTACGGGTTTTGCTGCTCAAGGACCTTATGATGAAGTAATATTAATTACTACTCAGCAAGATTTAGATCAAATTTATGGACCACCTACTAACTCTGCAGAAAGATACTTTTACCATACTGCAAAAGAAGTTTTAAACTCACCAGCAAATCTCTACACGAGTAGATTGCCATATGGAGCTGGTAATGGTGATGGATTTGGTTCACAATATTCTGCATTAGTTTATGCCGGATCAGCTCTATCTGATTATGGTGGAGCTAATGGTCAAGCTCTCGCAGCTACTTACAGTACTGTTGCTTCTGGAGGAACAATTGTTATTGGACAACCTACTCATGTAGAATTAACTGAAGCACAATATCTTAGCGCTGTTGATGGTACATTATTTGAATGGGGTGATGTTTCCGGTTTAGACAAGAGTTCAATTACAAGTGGTACAGTTGCTCAAAGAAATACTAGAATGGGTAATTCACCTCTTGTTATATTAAACAAGTCAACAAGTACAATTAATCAAAATTACGAAGGTTATTACATAGGTCTAATTGATAATGCTGATATTAACCCAGCTAATAATTTTGTTGGATTAAGAAGCACGGCAACTATTACCGCTTCTGCTTTTAAACAAAATGCATATACTATATTAAATGATAGTACTTTAGATTTTCCTCTTTCAGCTAAAGCTACTACAGGTCCTGATGGTAGTCTTTCACAGGTAATGGAAAACTTAGTAGATTATGACTTAGAAGGTAGAGATAGTGCTGATGTATTAAGCATGGGTGTATTTAAATTAAGAAGAACTCAAAACGCTGCTCAAGCATTTCAGCTTGGCTATAATTTAGAAGATAAATTAGTAGGATCTGTCAATGCTTTCCGTAAGATTGATGATCAAAAGGGTGGAAGACAACTTAATTACTTTATTGGCAATCAAGATGCTAAATCACGTAATGTAAAGGTATTAGTAAACGAAAATATTACACAGCGTAACACTGGTGATGATAATTTAAATGATAATAATAATCCGAAGTTAAGAATAAGAGTACTAAGCGATGCGCTGCTAACAGCAGATCCGAATGGGGACGATTTTGACACTATAGGATTTGCTACTAGTTCACAGTTTACTAGACTAGAAAGTGAACTAGGCTATGCTGGTAAATTATTCCCACTAGGTGCTTATTCTAATACTAAAGTTACTAATAAAGATCTAGGTGATATTCCAACTAAACTTGATAGAGCATTAGACGGTATTAAAAACGATGAAATTTACGATATTGATGTTATTCCTGAAGCTGGTTTAGGTACCATCTGGGCAATGGCTAAATCTAGAGGAATCGCCGGTGGAGCTCCATTATATTATGATGAATTCTACTACGGTGGCACAACTGCAACAGCAGTTAAAGCACTAAGAACTTCGGGCAACTTAGCAGGAGGCGGCTTAACTCTTAGAAGTAATTATAATACTATCTTTGATAAGTTTGAAACGTTTGTTAAGCCACCATATCTTGGAGGAACAAGAGGAGATGCAATATTTATTGCTGATACATTTAGACAGATCGTAGCTATTGGAAATGGTAATACAAGAATATTAGATGATAAGACTAGAAACTTCTCAACGGATGTATTCTGGCCAATGAAGCATCAGTTCTCTTCACAGAACACTTCTTATGCTACAGTATATGGTAACTGGGCACAAACATATGACCAGGGATTAGGTGAGCTTGTATGGGTTCCGTTCTCAGGATATGCTGCAGCTACTATGGCTAAGAGTGACGCTGCAACGTTCCCATGGTTTGCGCCAGCAGGATTTAACAGAGGTTTACTTACAACTGCAACTGATATTGCAATTAATCCGAATCAGAAGCAAAGAGATGAGTTGTATAAGTCAGCTATTAACCCAGTAGCATTCTTCCCATCACAGGGTAATGTTATATTTGGACAGAAGACCTTACAGAAGAAACCAAGTGCATTCGATAGAATTAATGTTAGAAGGTTGTTCTTAGCATTAGAAAGACCTACTAAGAAAGCAGCTCAGTTCTTCGTATTTGAACCTAATACAGAGTTCACTAGAACGAGACTAGTTAACGTCTTAACACCGATTTTTGAGAGGGCTAAACAAAACCAAGGAGTTTATGACTACTTGATTGTATGCGATGAAAGAAACAATACTCCGCAAGTTATTGATGAAAATAAGCTTAGGGTTGACATTTACCTGAAGCCGGTCAGAACTGCAGAGTTTATCTTAATTACCTTCTACGCGACTAGAACAGATGCTAATTTCCAAGAAATAGTTGACGGACCTGGTCTTTTATACGAGGGTTCAGCAGTTAGTTAATAAATAATTATATGGCAACGACAATTCAAAACTTTTTTGCAGCCGCAGCTGATAAACAATTCTCAAGAGATTTTCTCTTTAGGATTCAAGAAATCACTTTAGGTTCAACTAGCGTAGATCTACAAGGTCAGGATGATTTAATTTATGCTAGGACGGCTTCATTACCTGGTAGAACGATTGATAATAAGGAAGTTAATTATATGGGGTTAACTTTTAATGTTCCAGGAAGAGCAACTTATAATAATTCAGCAGCTTATTCAGTAGAGTTTTATGCAGATGCAAATAATGATATAAGAGATAAACTTGAGCAAGCTTCTAGAGCAGTATTTGATGACCAGACTAGTTCAGGTCAATACGGTATGCCCGGGCCACAAGACCGTATAGTTTTAAGCCTACTAACAAAAGATCTTAATGTAACAAAGCAAATTACTCTTATCGGGGCATCTATAAGAGAGATAGGAGATATGAGTTATGCCATAGCAGATGGTACCGGTGAAGTAGTTACATTTCCCGTAACTTTCTCATATCATTACTACGAAGACTTTAGTTAAAGCAAGTTTTACTACTAAATATTAGTAGTGCCTATAGTACCTACAGGAGAATTTTTAGACTCATTTGCTGAAGACGGAAGTTATTATCTTTCACTTCCCTTTCTTTGGTCAGTTCAATTTGTTAATATAGGAGAGTTAACTGGCGCTATTAATAATGCTACTGCTAAGTTACAAAGTCAAAAGACATGGGCAGTAGGTCCGCCTTTTTCAAGTGGAGGTGGTGCAGATAAGAATCTTTTAGCTGCACGACAGGTTACCATACCAAACGAGCAATCTACATTTTTAGAAGCAGGTCAAAATAATAGAGGTGGATTTATGCCTGGGTATGGGTTACAACAAAGAGAGAGTTTCTTAACTAGAACATTAGCTATTAATTTTATAGAGACCATAGATGATATCGTTCATAATCTTTTTACTCCATGGAGTGTAGCATTAAGTGTAGATGGATTAGTTAACTTTGGTTTAAGAGCAGATATTTTAGTTCAACAGTATGACAACCAAGGTAATAAACGGAAAGGTTATAAATTTATTGAAGCATTTCCGACAAACGTAGAAGGTTTTACTGTCACACAAGACCCCGACGCACCCTTTACAGAAAAAACAGTTACTTTCTCATTTAGGGATTATGTACCAGAAGAAGGATATGAAAGCAGTCCTGGATTTGCAGGTTCTTTCGGCGCAGGTAGTTTTACTCCTCAATTCTAAAGTGGCTCTACCTTATAAATGTTATAATTAATAGTATGTATATATCTCATATTTTACCAAACGGTAAAGAGGTACGCTTGAAAGAGATATTTTTCAAAGACCTACGCACTTTTAACTTATATGAAGAAGCATCAATAAGCGGTCGATTGAATTTTTTAGAGTCATTTATCTTAACTAAAGGATTAAACATAATAGAAAAAATACATTCATTATTCTATCTAAGATTACAATGCATAGGTGATAACATTGTTATAGGGTCAGATAAAGGAGACGTAGGAATTAGCTTAGAGTTTTTAATTAAGAATATAGGAGGCATTAATAACTTAACAAGAACGGTTACAATTGATAAAGTTGATTATACTTTAGACTATCCATTAAATTTTAATATTGGTGATGATGATTTTCTTCTATCAATGATAACTAAGATTAAAATCGAAGGCGAGGAATTGAATTTAGGTAAGTTGTCTGAAGATGAATACTTTAAAGTTATTGAAAGATTGCCTAAAGAGCTGTATTCACACATCGATGCCTTTTTAATGGATAATAGGAATTTTTTTGATATCACTCTTTTAGATGAAAGAAAGAATTTGCAAATACAGCCTATAAAATTTAACTTATTAGAACCAGGATTAATACATTTTATTGTATCTTTATTCAATTGCGTTGATGTAAAAGGTTATAGGGATTTATTGTTTATACTGTCTAAGAGATTTAATGATGTTAATTTTTTACTTAACTGTACATATGTAGAGTTAAATGATTACTTTGAAATGTATAAGAGTGAAATTGAACAACAGAGCAACTCAAACCAATCTTGATTATTAAAACCTTCAATTAAATATATTCATGAATAAAAGTGTTTCAGGATTTTTAGAAAAGCTAGAAGAAATAAATGATGAAAAGATAAAGGTTTATATTCCTTCTATAAAAAAAGAGATTAATACTACTCCTCTTACACTTAAGCAGCAAAAAGACTTAATTGCATCTACTTTAGATGGAGTTAAAGGGTTGTTAAATTTTAACAAAACTCTGAATAAAATTATTTTAGATAATACTGACAATAAAGATTTAAAGCTGTATGATAAGTTTCCGTTTGTTATTCATCTTAGAAAACAATCATTAGGTAATAAGGTTAAGCAAGACGATAAAGTTGTTGACTTAGATAAGATAATCGAAAACATTAAAAAGACCCCCTTTAAAATTAAAGACAAACATGAAGTAAGCTTAAAGTCTTTAAAGGTAGGATTAAAGGTACCTACGCTACTAGAAGAAAATAGCATTTTAACTAAGGGCGAGCAAGATATTGTAGTAGATGAAAACTCAACAAAAGAAAGTGTTGGCATGCTATACATGTTAGAAATTTTAAAGTATATTGATAGCTTAACTATTGAAGAAGATGTAATTGAATTTGATAAAATTAAAATAAATGAAAGAATCAAATTAATTGAACAGCTTCCTTTATCAATGTATTCAGAGATCTCTAATTATATAGAAAAAATAAATGAATATCTTAATGATATTTTAACTGTTGATGAAGTTTTAATTTCTATAGATGCTACGTTTTTCGATACAAGTGATATAGATTAAATATCTATGTGGCGTTAGAAGATAACATAGCTAGACTTGTTGCACAAAGAGAAAAAGATTCAGGGGAGCTTGAAGATGAAAAGCTTGCTAAAAATAAATTTCGTAGAGATGTAATACCGTCTCCGGGTACTGCTTTACCTGGTTTTGCAAAACCAAAAAAGCCTACTGCTACTGTTACCTCAGTAGAGAGATCAAGAATTGTAAATGAAACTAAAATTATCCAAGGTATTATGGAAAAAATGTACCCGTGGATGTATAGTAAACCTGCTGATGAAAAAGGTAAAACTAAGATAGCTGAAAGAGTAACAGAGGATGCGAAAGGTGCTGAAGAAAGAAAAACATCAGTTAAGAAGACAGTTAGTACGTTAGGAAAAATTTTAGGAGCTATAGCTCTTTTAACATTAGGTTATAACCTCTTTAAAGATAAAATAGGAGAGTTGTGGGAAATGTTCAAAGGTTGGCTAGGACAATTATGGGAAACGATAAAAGCTAAACTTGGTGAACTATGGGACAAATTTCCAGGTCTTTTTAAATTAGCTATAAGAGGTCTATTAGCAGCTCCATTAGCAGCTTTAAAGCTGGCAATTAAAGGCGTAAAAGGTGCTGTAAAATTTGGATTAAAAGCTTTACTTAATCCTCTTGGTGCTATGTTAGATGCACTAAAAGGGCTAGCTAAAGCTATATTTTCTCCTATTGTTAAAGTAGTAAAGGGGATAGCAACGTTTCTAGGTATAGGTAAAGCAGCTGCTAAAACTGGTGGTAAAGTAGCAGCAACTGCTGCTGAAACCGCAGCTAAACAAGGAGGTAAATCAGCAAGTAAAATAGCAGCTAAAGCCGGTAGTAAAGCAGCTATTAAAAAGATACCTGTTATAGGTTTGTTAGCCGGTATAGGTTTTGGAATAGCTCGTGCAGCTAAAGGCGACTGGGCAGGTGCTGGATTAGAAGTAGCTTCTGGAGCAGCCTCAACGGTACCGGGTGTAGGTACTGCAGCATCAGTTGGTATAGATGTTGGTTTACTTGCAAGAGATATAAAGAGAGCTAAAGAAGCAGAAGAAGTTGAAGATGGTATAATAGGTCCAGATGGAGGTTTACTTGTACAGGGTAGAAAGGGTATGTTTAAACTTGCTAAGACAGATTCTGTGATAGCAGGTGAGTTACCTAATGCTGGAAGAAAAGATAACGCATTATCTAAGATAGGTAAAGCTATGATGGGGTCAATGCTTGCTACACCTCTAGCTGCTCCAGCGTTACCGTTTTTAGCTGCTGGTCAAATATTTAAGAAAATGAAACAGAAGAGAGAAGAGATAGAAGCTAAAAATTTAGCTAAAACTGCTGCTAAAGCTACTCCTCTTTCAAAGTACACAGATTATAATATACAAGGTGACTCTGATATAACTGATATATTAAGAAAATCAGATAAGACTCTACAACAAATAGAAAAGAACACTAGAGCTGGAATGGGTCCAACAATTATACCACCTGGTCAAGGCACAACTACACAGAGTCGTCCTAATAATCAAAATACTGTAGCACCTAATTTAAACCCAGGTACCGGTGGAATACCTAAAAAAGACAGCCGTATAAGTTATTTAGATTCTCCATATAGTGTAACTCCTAACTCACTCATTACATAGTTGTAGTATAAATATTTATATGGATATAATAGGAGAATACTCTTGGACCTCAGTTCCAAAAAACTCCCCCTTACGTAGTGAGGCTCCTACAGCTATTGTTACTTCTTATAAAATGCAAGAGAGTCAGCTAAGATCTTTTGTTTCCGGTTATACTAATATTTTCAACCAAGAGAGTGAAGATCCAATGAGTTTTTATGAGAACTTATATAAGGTTGATCAAGAATCAAGAACAAGATATGTTTTTCCATATTTCGAAGATAATTTTAGATCGTTTGCAAATAATTATGCTGATACATTCTCGCAAATTTCACAAAGGGGGGCTCAATTTTTAGGGCAACCTTTATTAGATGCCGGAGGTGGTATATTTGAAGAAATAGCAGTTGGGGGATCTGCATTAGCGTCTCAAACACAATCAGAAGCGCTTAAAACGTTAACACAAAAAGCGGCTAATGCTACTGCAGTAGGAGCTGATAAAATAGGCTTAAATGATTTTTTAGGTAAAATATCTAATAAGGGTCCTGGTGGATATCAATTTAAAGTACCAGCACCAGGTGATCCAGCTAATTTTCCAGGAACATATATTGAAACTCCTAAGTTTTTTCAATACGCTAATACAGATGCTGCTGTAGAAATTAATTTTGTATTAGCTAATACTGTTGAAAAAGAAGATGTAGAGAGAAATCAAAAATTAATAAAGACCATTATAGAAGAAGCTAGACCGACTAGAAACACAGCAATTGAGATTTCGTTTCCACGTATATATGAAATAGATATACCTGGATTAAGATTTATAAAATGGGCAGGACTTGCTAACTTAGCAGTAAACTTAATAGGTGCTCGAAGAGAGATAGATAAACGAATAGTTCCGGAAGCCTACGCAATATCTATGTCATTTCAGTCACTTACACTTGAACCTTCAAACTTTTTGGAAAAGGCCAATATGTCGTCATGAGTTTAACAGGAAAATTAGGACAATATCGTACAGAAGTAACAAACCTATCAGGTGCTAAATTTGATAGATATGAAAATATATTTAAAGTATATACACAGCCTACTAACGGTAAGCAGTTTTATTTTTATAATATATTAAACAAAATAGAACTTCCTGAAAACATAAATAGTAATTTTTTCGATTTACATACTGTTAAAGGTCGGCTTCCTCTTACTACTGTATCGTATCATATATATGATACTATCCACAATTGGTGGATTTTATATTTAGCTAATAAAGAAGTACTAAAAAATCAATTTTACGTTGAAGGAGGTGTGCAGTTAAAATTTATTAAAGAAGAATTTTTGCCTTTAATTTTTACAGAGATAACTAATTCTACGATATTTGGAAACCGACACTTCTAATGGCTAATAAAGAGACTATAACCTATAAAATAAACAATGCTGAATTTGAAGCAAAGTTTCTTTTAGAAACCTCTGGTGCAAGGCAAGGGGAATTCGGTCCTCCAGATCCAGGACAAGGTGGAGATAAAAGTATCATTAACTTTTCTAAATCTGCAGTTCGTGGTATGGATATAGAAGAAAATTTTTTAGAGCCATTTACTAACGGAAATATATACATTAATAATCCTCTCGATTTTATTGAAGACGGTGGATTAATAAGAGGTGACGGCGGTGATACCTTTACTATAGAGTTTTATGATAAGAGTGAAGGTGAGCCGATTGATGGGTTTGCAGCTGTAGCGCGAGAAAAAAAATTAAAGTATGAATTTGTTATAGGAAGTGAAGTAAATAGTGCGTCACAAACCGATAGATTGAACAACTTTAAAATTTATTCACTCATAGATAAAAATTATCATTTACTAAATGCAAGAATACCATTCGGTAAAAGATATAGAGGTAAAGTTGGAGATATAATAAAAAGTATATTAGTTGAAGTGTTAGGTAAGGATAAAGTAACTGATTGTCTAAGGTGGGACTCCGGCGATATGGTTATTGATACTTTGCCAGAGCACATTTTACCCCCATCTACTTTTAGATACTCTGATTTAATAAAATACCTACTTAAATTAAATTATAAAAAGGTTGGGAAGACATATGTAAAACTGTTTTTAAACTGGTGTCGAACGTGTCAAAAATATCAATATCTACCTCTAAGCGATTATTTTGAATTTGCTGCTGCTGAGCCAGAAGAGTTATTCATGGCTAATGATCTAATAGATAAAGTAGAAAATAACCCTAATAACCCAGCTACTGCTCCAGGTGTGACACCAGTTAATGTGTATAATTCCCCTCTTCAAAACTCTGATCTATCTACACCAATGTTAACATATACTAATGCTTACTTAACCAACATGTTAGTATCAGATTATGATCCTACGTTAGGGGAGCATAAAATTAACGTACTTCGAATTAAGGATATTAAAGAAGAATGGAAAAAGCTGTTTGTTGATAAGTTTAAATATTCTTCAGGTAAAGCACAACCCTGGGTTATTTTAAACGACAACAAAACTAGTGAAGTTTTTAGGGGAATAGGCTTTCCTTTTGCTGGAGATAGAGCTAAAAAAATGGCAGAAGCTGAGCTAACTACCAATATGACTTTTTTTAATTTACAACTAAACTTTAGCTCATTAGGTAATGTAGCTAGAGAACCAGGAAAAGGTATAGATATAGCTGCAAGTAGACCTCAACAAGAAGAAACCGGAGTCGATCATAGAAGTGATGCTAAATTATTAGGTACATGGTTTATAACTAAAGTAAGACATGAATTTAACAGTGCTAAGGTAGATGGATATACAAATATAATGCAATGTATAAAGCCTCATATAGGACCAGGTGTTAGAGTGCCTCTTGATAGTGATTTACAAGTTAACCGAAAATCTGAAAATTAAAGATATGGCTGAATTTACTAAAAAAGTAGAAATTTTGAGAGCGTTGGTTCGGACTAAGGATCAATTCAAAAAAGAGTTTCCGGATGCTGGTGATGCTGTAGGTTTTAAAAATATTTCATATATTCCATTTACTGAATGGCGTAAATGGAACAGAACTACACCAGCAACATATATTCGCGATATAGATCTAGAAATTATTGAAGAGTTTAAAAAGATTTTTTCACTAGGATTTGATCAATTATTTAAATTTATAGACGAGCTAGATAAAGCGTCACCTACAGGAGATGAAAGAGGTAAAGAAGAAGAAAACGTATTAGATGTCTACTCTGTACTTTATTATGTTGATTGCTTGTTGAGAGGGCCTTATGCAGGAGTTATAAATGCGCAAGCAGAAGAAGGCGGTTTACCTGATGTATTTAATGCTGCTCCGGATATAATGGGTGTAAATGCCGCTGGTGCAGATGAAGCCAATTCTTCTATACCTGTTTGGGGAGGAATAACTGCAGATACACCAGAAATAACATTAGGTAAATCTCCAAGTTTTTTAATTCAATTGTTAGCTGGAGGTATAGTTAATGGTCAAGGAATGTTTAATTCTAATGTAAATTCTGCTGTACGCACAGAAAACACTTTACCATTTATAGATAAAGAAAATCAGCTTAGAATAGATTCAGAAGAAGCAGGTGGTCGTAGCAAAGTTAACCCTGCACATGGAAATCATATGGTAAGGGATATAGAAAAAATCGATCTAATAAAACAAGCAGTAGAAGGTATAAACAAATCTGTAGAAGAGTTTTTAGGAAAAAAAGCTTATCAAATATATTTGTTCCAGAAAGGTGTAAACTATTTCTTAAAAGCTGTAAACAAAGCTCAATCACTTAATGATAGCGAAGATAGAGTCTTTGATTACATGTTACAAAAATTTGAAGATAAAGAAGAATGTGATGCAGATGGTGTAGGGGTAGAAATTTTACAATTACAAGAAACTAAAGTAGCTGCTGATATGTTCGGTCAACCGTTTGATAGTGTACGTCGTAGAGAGTTTGAACTAAAGACTAAAAATAATGACGGTGAAAATGCCTTTAAACTCTACACTGTAGAAGGTCAGTTGGGTAGTGGAGATGAACCAGAGTCTGATCCGATGAGCTAGACATCACCATTTTCATCTATTTTCATATCTTCATAAGGTCCTACTACAGTCCTATAATATTCCTGCTTACAACATTCTAACGCTCCGATCATTTCATTTAGATTAGAATAATTTTTACCGTATGCTCTTATAAAGTTATCAATAAAAACTGTCATAACATAGTTTAACTCTCCAGCGTTTTTAGGGACATAATTTAACCCTGCAACGTTTAGCTTATCTTCTACGTCTTTTCTTTGAGATGGTTTAATGTAAGGCATTTTCTAAATTAACTAAACAAGCGAAAGAATTAATTTCTTTATCAACAACAAAAGCACTCTTATATAGATGATCTGCTATAGTAGCAATACATGTCTTTTTCTTAGCATCATCTAAGTTCGAACTATATACAAAGTTTAAAAAGTTACATAACAGAGTATCATAATCACCTTGAAATCTATCCTCATTTTCAATAAGATACTTTCTAGCTTCTAGCGTCTTTTTACTAGCTACTTTTTTGTAGATGGTCTCGAGAAGCTCGCTATCGCTATTAATGTTAGCAATACACAACTCTGAATCAATAACGTTCTTTTGAAGCTCATTGATCGCTTTCCGTAAATCGGGGAAGTGACGCTTAACGAGTTGGATGAATTTAATCTTTTGTTCGTCTGATACTTTAACATTTTCATTTTTAAGGATATGATAACAACGCTTTACAGCAAGCTCTACTACAGGTTTAATATCTAGAGCCTGACATCTTGATTGCAAGGCAGGAATAATTTTATGCTTATAGTTAGCTGTAAGAATAAACCTACAGTACTTAGCAAACGTCTCCATAGTGTTACGCAAAGCAGCTTGTGCCTGAGGCGTTAGCCCGTCAGCTTCATCTAATATTACTACCTTAACCCCACCATCAAATGACTTAGTTTGAGCAAAATTAGTAATATTATGTCGAATAGTATCAATACCAGATTCGTCAGAAGCGTTAATATAAAGGTAATTACACCCAAGAATATCATTAACGATGACTCTAGCAAGGGTGGTCTTACCAGTACCAGGATTACCAACAAAGAGAAGATTAGGTATTTCATCTTTAAACTCTTTAACTATATTACGGGTACGTTCATCTAAGATGATATCATCTAGCTTAGCAGGACGATACTTTTCTACCCAAATTTTATCAAAGTCAATCATAATTATTTACCAGAAGAACCAAAGCCTTTTTCACCACGAAGAGAATTTTCAATTTCACCTTCAATAACTTTAACATCATGGTTATTATAAACTACAAATTGTGCAATTCTATCACCTGCTTTGACTTCGTAATCTTTATCTGTTAAGTTATATAGCTTGATTCCAGCACTACCTCTATATCCGGAATCAATGATTCCCGGGTGAGGTAAAATACCGTGTTTAAAGCCTAAGCCAGATCTACCTTCAATTCTAACCCAATAACCAGGCTCGATATATGCAAACTTTAACCCTACCTCAATAACAGCAGATCCCTTAGCAGGAATTACTTTATCTTCAACACAAGTTACGTCTAGTCCAGTATCGTCCTTATGATTCTTCGAAGGAAGGACAGCACTATCGTCAGTCTTCTTAAATTTTAATATCATATATACTATAATAAGATACTTTGCAAAATATTCAAGAGGAGAATAAATATATGTAAATGGCTGAAGAACTTGATGAAGCTGTAAACGATATTATTTCTCAATTAAAGCAAAATAATAAAGTTTCTAGGGCTCCTATAGATGAAAGTGTTCTTGATAAAGAAGACTTAGAGGATTTTCTTATTCAAAATTCAGGAAAGCTTATCAAAAAATCCCTTAGTATTGTAGATAACGTTAATGATTATATATCATCTGCTCCAGAAAATAGAGACGTAGCAGCTTTGGCTGAGTTAATTAAAGCATCTTCTTCCGCTATTGAAACTCTAAACAAACTACATGTTGCTAAAGAAAGAAACGAAACCCAGCTTGAGGTTAAAAAGATAGATGTAGAAAGTAGAGAGCGAATTAATATCGCTGATAATCAAACTAAAGTATTATTATCTAGAGAAGATATAATGCAGGCTTTAATTGATAAAGACGAAGAAGTAATTGACGTCTAATATTCGCTAGGACCTTTAGTCAAATCACTCAAATACTGTTGTGTATAAGTTCTAGCTTCCGGAGAAGGAGTAGCAGGGTCAGAAGGAATTACAGTATTTTGTTTTGGAAGTGCTCTCTCAGCATTATCAGGCGCTCCTGGAGCTTTAGTTTCTTCTGCTTCTTCTGGCTTAATTACCACTTTATCTTTTCTTCTCATTGCATCAGGAATAGGAAGTAAATTTGGTGCAAAGAGCACAGTTTCTCCTAACTCACCTGGTACAGAAACAAAATTCGAATATCTTCCACCTCCTGTATCAAGCGCGAGATCTAAAACTACATCCAATGAAGATGTCTGCGAATTAGCAGGGTAGCGGGCTGGCTCAGAATCTTTAATGTTTATTACTCTAATATGAAGACCAGAATCAATCATTTGATCGATCATTGTTTTAGTTTTAGCTCCAAGTGCTTTATAACATTCAGTTGATTTGAAGTTATCATTAAACTTAAAAACATCACCAACGAGAAAACCTCCCCGCTCGTATCTTCTCATATAAGATTCATGTAAATTTACAAACTTTTTATCAGCCATATTATTATTTATGCTACCTTGCAAAGAATCATACAGTTTTAGCTATCTTTAAGAAAAAAGCGCAAGGTGTGATATGCTTGAAAGATTTCAATATCTTCGCTGTCTGCTGGTCCTAAACTTTCTTCAAGTTCAAACGAGTGAGAAGTATTAACATCTTTTTTAATATTCCATCGCCAATTACCGTCATGATGAGGATTTGCTGTAACCTCGCCTTCATTAGGATGAGGAAGTTTTAGCTTTTTATGAACTTCCACTTCAATAGTATTAAGAATGTCTTTTAACGAAACATCAACCTTAACATCAGTTTTACCAATTAACTCCATACTTCTAATTATATTATAGTTCCTTAATCTCGATTTACCACTGGGGTATTAAATATTAATAATGCCATTAATAAAAATACCTGAGCTCTCGTATGGTAAATTAGAAAATGCTAGTTTAGAGCAAAAATATCTATATAAAGATCTTCTTTTAGATCTTGAACTGGATGTATATTATAATGAGCAGTTAGATAAAGGTCAGCAGTTAAGAGATTTAAAGCCAATATTTGATCTCGATGCTGTAAAAAACAGCATAGTAAATGCTTTTTTAACAGCCCCGGGGCAGAAAATTTTAAATCCGCAATTTGGTGTGGATGTTAGGAGGTATGTTTTCGAACCAATTACTTCAACTACTGAAATATTTTTAAGAAAGGATATAGAAGATGACCTACCTAGAATGGAGCCCCGTATAGAGTTACAAAATGTAAATGTTATCGGAAAGCCTGATGAAAATAGGTATGATATATTTTTACAAATCAATGTACCTTCACTTAATGCTTATGGCATTACTTTGGAGGGACGCTTAAATAAAGAAGGATATTACATAGTTTAGTTATGCCAACAAATAAAGAAGATAATAAGTTTTTAGATTTTAATTTGCCTCAAGACGCTTATGTTGCATTCGATGCGACCACTTTAAAAGATTTTATAATTCAAAGGCTAAATGAAAATGAGAAATTTACTGATCAAAATTACGAAGGAAGTAATTTAGCAGCAGTAATTGACATTATTGCGTATTCATATCACGTGTTGTTATTTTATTTAAACAACACAGCTGCAGAGGTTGATTTTAATCAAGCTACCCTGTATGAGAATATGAACCGTATAGTAAAGCTTATTGGTTACAAACCAACAGGTAAGCAAACATCTGTTGTACCTATCAAAGCTGTAGCTACTGCAGGTTCAGGTAACTTAGAAAAAGGTAATTATACTATAAGAAAATATAGCTATGTTTTAGCAGATTCAAATACACAGTATACCTTTAATGAAGACTATTCATTCGATGTAACTGCAGATACCGGACAACAAGAAATAAGATCTCTTGAAAACTCTGCTATACTTTATCAAGGATCTGTTGAAGAGTATCCAGATTATGTAGCAGAGGGAATTGACTTTGAATCTTTTCCTATAGTAATCGAAAACATTACTAACACCAGCGATACAAGCTTTATATCAGAAAACACTGTAAGTGTTTTTGTTAAAGAAGCTGCATCTGATACTTACTTCGAATATAAACAAATAGATAGTTTGTATCTTTCTAATGCTAATGATAGAGTTTATGAGAAGAGACTAAATGAAAACGGATACTTTGAAGTTAAATTCGGTGATGGTTCATTCGGTAAAAAATTAGAGCGTGGGGATGTTGTAGCAGTTAACTACTTACTCTCTGACAACTTAAAGGGAGCAATAAGCAAAAATGTAATAAATGGAAATAAAATTTTTGTATACGATTCACCTCGACAGCGTCAAATTTTCCAGGATACATATACTAATCAAAACGATACAACGTTTATTAATGTAGATAACGGATCTAATCTGACTATAAGTAACCCAGTAAATTCTACTACGTTAACAACTGAAGAAACGGCTGATCAAATAAGAGAAAATGCTTCAAAGAGCTTCTCTTCCCAGTTAAGACTTGTAACGGGTGAAGACTATGAATTTTTTATAAATAAGAATTTAGCTAATGTAGTTAACAGTATAAAAGTTGTCGACAACAAAGAGTATATTAATGGCTATATTCAATATTTTTATGACATTTGTGTAGATCCTAATAAAGTAAATAGAGTGCTTTTAAACCAGGTAAATTTTGCCGATGCGTGTGACTTTAACAATGTAAATGTATTTGCTGTACCTAAATTTATTTTAAACGATGACGGAGCATATCCCCCATTCTTAAGTAATTCATTTAAAAACTTAATTATATCTACTACACAAGATAGAAAAATGATATCTAATGATGTAGTGCCTCGTGATCCAATCTACATGGCTTTCGGATTAGGTATAAGTAATACAGAAAATTTAACTTTAGATATACTTGATAATACTAATTTATACTTGGTAAGAGAAATTAATAATAAGATAAGTAAATCGACATTAGCAAGTAAAGCAACAGCTATTTTGAGAAAGTACTTCTTACCTGAAAATAATAAGTTAGGACAACAAATAAAAATATCTGATATAGCAGGAGAGCTATTATCTATAGAAGGTGTAAGAAGAATATTTACAAAAAATGAAAGCAATGGTACTATATTTAACGGGTTGTCGTTTTTATCATACAACCCTCAATATCCAGAAAGTGATATTGATTTAGTAAATCAAGATACAACTTTACCATATTTTAAATTCCCTTATTTAATTAATACCCAAACTATAGGTGATAACATAACTGTCATTGATGAGTAATGCAAGAACAAATTACGCTACTATTAGCGCAGTCGATTATAGAGGCGAGCATGTATTATCGTCATATAATCTACCTATAACACCGCTTACATTTTTTGGTAACATTCCAACTCAAACTGGAGACGAATCACTTACTCTTAACAATACAGAAGTTACATTCGATTATGGTGATGGTACTATAGAAGAAGCTACATCAATTTATACTGTAGATGGAAATAATATATTAAGCAGTAGTCACAACTTTGATTACCCAGGAGTATATACTGTGCGAATGATCTTAAGAGATTGTAATAATAATGCAATTTTAGCTTCAGATAGTAAAGAGATACAAATTGAAGATTACATTACTAATACATTCACAGTTACTTGTTTAGATTTAGATCCTGATTACTATCTTACACTTTCTGCTGGAGAGTATTCAACTCCTCTTACAATTAATTCGCAATCGCCTTTCTATCAAGATTTTCAAAGTATATATTTTTCTGTATCAAATACTAACTGCCCTAATTACTTTAATTTAAACGATAGCAAATTTAAACAATTACAAAATTATTTTTCCTTTTATAAAAGAGACTTCATACACAATTTAACAGCTTTTGAATATGTTGAACTTAAAAATATTTCGCTTTCTTCTGAAAATTTATACGTAAAGTTAAGTGGTGATGTATTGGTATCATCTACTACTAACTCACCTTCTTCAGTTTTAGCAGGTACCTCTGGTACTCAAGTTGTATACTTTAAAACTGAACAACAAGATATTTCCGAAGCGGGTGGAACTGAACCTGTCTATTTAAACTTTTATAAAGATAGAAAAAATATATATTCTAGAGGCAAAAAGGGCTATTCTAATAACGACTATCTTAATAACTTAACTGTAAGTATGTCCTCCCATGTGGGTAATGCTTCACTTCAATCTCCAGATCATATATCAATTACTTCTAATGGCTTAGATAATGAAGGAGAAGAAGTTAATTCGTTTGAATTAAGTCCTGTTCAATATAAAAACACATACATACCGTTTATTTTAAAGCCGAAAAACTTCAATCAATTTACTATGAAGTCGCTTTCTGCTGGTGACCCTGAAATAGTTTTAATTAACAATGGGTCATTCTTACTGCCTGTTGGAGAAGCCGCCGGCTCTCCGGGTGATATTGATACTACTTATTATCGCATCAGCACTTTAAATGATACCCTTTCTTCAATAGGTACTAACTTCTGGTATCGAGGCTACTTATATTTTGATGATAGCTTTTTTGCTTCTACTAGTGCTGCAGTAATGAATGTTACTTTAAGCGCGAGAAATTTTTATCAAGATACTCGATCCTCTACTGAATATGATCTTAGTGGAGGAGCTAGTTTTCAATTATATCCTAAAGATTATTATTCTTTATATAAAATAAATGAAGATTTTGATTTTGAACAAATGATAAAAGATCTTCGTTTCCAAGAGTTTTTATTAGATGATGAAGTGTTCTTTACAGATTTTATAGGATCAATATTTGGAGGAATTAGTAGTAATGAAAGTTCTTTAGGTAAAACATTATACGAGAGTATTATTAACTTTGTACAAAATACTTCAGATGTAGATGTTTGTGAAATAGATGCATTAGATGGAATGAGTAGATTGGTAGCTAATGAAAATTTAATTTACGATAGCAACCATCCACCAGCAATTAAACGTCTTATAAATTTGTTTAGTGTTCAGTATAATAAATTTAGAGGATATCAAAATCAATTCAGTAATAATTTTGATAGTAGAAATAGAACATCTAAGGAAGTATATGGAACTAACTTAGGAGATGAAATCGACTTTCTTACTTATGTTATATCAGCTGGTAACGATATAGTAGCGTATGAAAAATTTAGTGGTGACTATTCAAGACTTAACACCTACCAGCCATTAAGTTTATCTGGAACGCTATCCGCAGTACAGAATCATATACCTAGTCAATTTCCTTTTGGAGTAAATGGATTAGGACATAACGGTGCTATTACCTATAGTTTAAGCACTTATAATGAATTATGGGGGTGGCCATTAGTATTGAGAAACTCTTTAGTAACTAGCCAGACAGCGTTAGATGGAACAGATATTCCATATGGTCCGGACCCACCGGGATTAAAAGGTATACCACAATTTACTAATTTGAGTGCTTTATCTGCAGAAGCAACTCATTTTTATGATTTCTTCGAATATACTCCAGGCGGTGATAATACTATTTTAAATAATACTATAGATTGGAGCAATCCTCAAACTGGTGTAATTAATACGAGATATTCTTCTGGAGCAGCTGGAGAGCCTACACATAGTTTAGGCAGTATACCTCTTAACTTTGATACAGGTCTATCAGGTTTAGAGGGAGATAATAAAATATTCGATATTATGATTAGAGACACGTTATTTAGTAGTCTATCTCTATTCGAAGGATAAATATGTTTAATGGACGAAATAATTCAAGGTTATCCTGAGGTTAATTTATCAATAACCAACCCTAATGTACGTAGAGAAAATGCATTAGATAGAAATGTAGCGTTTACTTTTCTAGAATTTATTAAAAATGTTCCTGAATTTTATGAACCGGATGGGTTACAAAATTATTATAATGAATATATTCGTAGGTATAATAAAATTACAAATTCTAAATCTACTGATAATAAACAAATTATAATAGAAAGGTATAGAGAGTTTTTGAGAGATATTACTTTAAACTACTCTACAAACGCTGAAAGAAAATTTCTTTCACAAATCGATTTTGGTGATCCTTATGATTTACAAATAGCTGTTCAATTTTATAGTAAAAAAATAAGAAGTATTATATCCTATTATCAAGTAAAACGTGATAAGTTACAATTTTCTACTACAAGAGCTAAATTAAAAGGTAGCAATTTTGGAGTACAACAAAATGCATATGAATTAGTAATCGATTTTTTAGCTAACAGAGATACAGCTGCTCGTGATTATAATATAGAAGATATAAAAAGTAACTTATCTGTATCATTAACCGAATATATAGATCAATATACAAAATATTTTAACATAGAGCCTGATGATAAAATATATGGAAGAAACTATTTAGAATATAATCCTGATGGGTTACCAGAAAGTAATATATTCTTAACTAATGATGAAGTTTTAGTAGAAGAAATTTTTGCTGATGCGGATAATTTTTTAAGAGAAATTAAAGAAGTAGATGAAGTTTTTGATCACAAGCGACAGCAAACAGAAAAATTTATAGGAGCAGATTATTATTACCTCTCAACTAATGAATTAGGTAGAACTGAATATGGTCAGTTGTTTGAAGCTGATGCTCCATATGCTAACTTTTTAAATACTAACTACCCTTCAGTTGCTTCTGTATTTTCAGACGATATAAAAAGTGTAAGAGATCAAGGCTTTTTCAAACCTACTAACTCGAGTATCGTAACTATTGAAAGTGAAAGATTAGAATTTTTTGGAAGAGATTTTTATCCTGTTAATACATTGTATATATTTCCAGATCCTTCTTTATTTACTAATGATGATAATATTTTTACTTTTGTAATAAACACTTCGAGATCTATTAATAATCAAAGTAAAGGAATAGCAGTTAATCAACCTAACACAGATAAAAATAGTACTTCGTTGATGGGTTATAATTCTGAAGTACCTACTGATCGAAATATAAACACCGACTTATCATTTTTGTTTGATGATGGATACATTTATGACAGTAAAACAGATTTAAACGGTAATATCTACGGATTACTTAAAGATAATAATTTTTATAGAAACAACTTTAAAGAAGAGCCTAACCGTGTAGTTAAAAATTTAATTTTAAATGGTTATCAATTTTTTGATACACTATATGGCGAAGGTTCCGCATTTAATTATAGTACGGTAAATTCAGGATCATCAGCTACATACTCAGAAACATTTAGATCTGGAATTACATCTTTTACTCAATTCTTTACTGCTGGTACAGATGCTGAAACTGCATCAGCGAAAGATATTTTCTTCCGTTATTATGGTCCTAATGAACCTCTAATACAGCCTCCAAATTTTTCACAAGTAGATATAGAACAAATAGGTACTATAGAAGCTGATGTAAAAGAAGGTGCCTTTTTTAAATTTTCTGATGATGAAATTTTAGATGATGCGGTGAGTACCAATTTAAGTGCATATACTACTTCAACTGGAGATTTTTATTTTACTGATTTAATTGAAGCAGGTATAGCTGATTATGATAACGGCTCTACAGTTGTAAGAGCTCTCTGCGATAGTACACATCCAGCAGCATCAGGAAATATGACATTAAATGTTGTAGCATCCGGTGATAATGGTGTAGTAGATATGAATGGAGGGTTGTTTACGGATGAACTTACATACGATTACAGTCCGCGAGGGTTTGAAAGTTTTGATTATAATGATGAAACTTTAAGAAAGACAGTAGTTGCAGATGTACTTTCTGCTACTGAAAGCTTTTTTACAAAGCAAGAAAATTTTGGTAAAATTTATATTAAAAATATTAATAAACCAAATAATCTACCTAATGTTAAAGAGTTAACTCAAGCTCTACCTTATTTAGATACTAAATTTGTTGGTGGTGGTGAGTATGAGACTACTATTAAAAATGAACTTTCTAGTAAGGTAAAAGAGTTTGATATGCTCTATAATACTATGTTTATAGAGACTAGCTCATTTCTTATTATTGAAAATATTGAATATGATGTAGATACATATGATTTTATAAACACTGAGAATACAGTAGTAAATCTTCTTTCCTGTAACACAAATAACTTTGATAAAGTTAGTAATAGATTTAAAGTTGGCGATGATGTATTTTATGCTATTTTAGTTCGTGAAGGAGCCGTTAACGATGATTCAGGGTTTAAAGATATTAGAGTATATCCGAGAATATTTAAATTTTCCGGGGCTTCTAAAACTACTGAACAAATTTATCCTACTTTAGACAACCCTGTTCTGCAAAGTTATAATTATTTTAATGAATATTCGAATGATATTTTACTATTAGAGTCAGGTAAACCTCAACTAACTTATAGTAGTGAAAATGAAATGTTTAATTTAAGCTTTATACTTAAAGATCAAAATAAATCTCCTAGACTTTATTCGTACGTTTTTGAATATAAAGATAAAGTAAAATTTAAAAAAGGAAGCTATTATCAATCTAATGATATGTCATATACATATAATTTTGTTAAAACTACAGGTTGGGGAACACCTTCAAAGGATTTAAGCTTTATAAATTTTGCTTTAAGTTCGGGAGACCCTACATTATCTATAACTTATTCACCTTCAGCTGGAGCTTTAATACTATGAACTCATTTACTCTATCTTTAACATCAGTTAACTCAAGCTCAACTATACCAATGCCTGCAGTTGATCTGTTTGATATGACTGAGTTGTCACTTGATCTTTCAGAAGTTTATTCTAACATATTTCCCGATTACCTCGCTATTGAATGGGGTGATGGTAGTAGCATAGAAGAACCTGATATTACCATATACAGAAATTATAAAACAGAATCAATCTTTCCTGAAATCAAAAGAGGTGCATCTCCAGTGTTTTTTAATAAACCTTATAAGCATATATTCTACCCCTCAGATACTGCACTTAAGAAAGAAATGACCATGAGAGTTAATGTTGGTTATATAGATGGTAATACTACCAAATTCACAATTCCTGTAAATGTTCGTACTGAAGGTTATTTAGATACTATTGAAGATTTAGATCTTCTTAATGTTAGTCTTTTAGATAGTGAAGATAATAATTCTATTTTTACCTATTTAACGAAAAAAGATAACTTTGTAATTCAAAATCATGATGATACAGAAATTGAGTATTCTGATTTACCTGCAACAACTTTATCTTCTTATAATGATACATCTAATCAAAGTATTACTGAAATGCAGTCATATGTTTCAGGTGTAGCTGATCCTGTTGGATCAGCAGCTAAGTTTAAATTTATACAGAATGTAACACAGGCGTCAGCTACCTGGACTACAACATTTTGGGGTTATGCTAATCGATCTAAAATTAATTTTTCCGGTACGTCATATGCAGCAGATGGGTTTACAGATCAAAATAATGTAACTTTAATTTCTCCAAGACATGGAATTAGCGTATCACATGCAAAACCAGCTCATGATCCTGCAGCAGGTGACGTAGTATATTTTTATGATTTTACTACAGGCAATTCAATATCTGCAACTATATCTGCTACATCAGAAATTCCTCATAGAGACTTAACTGTTATTAGTTTTGATAGAGATTTATCTACCGCTACTACCTCAACTGGAGCTGCAGGTAATTTAAAGTTATATAAAGTACCACGTTTTGATAGTGAAGTACCTACTAGTAAATTTCCTTTAATAAATCAAGGGGGAAATGAATTTTTCGATAACGATTATTACAGTGGGATAGCTACTACAGATGTTATTAATGAAACGCGCACTAATAGGGGTTTCAATGGCGAAATAATCACTCTCGTATCTGATAAAGTAAATATATTTTTAAAGCCTCCTGGTTTACCTAATTATAGATTAACTAATGTGTCGCCATTGCTTTCATCTGCTAATTTAAGTTTATCAGGTTATGCATCCGGAGATAGCGGCGGTCCATTATTTATACCTTATAATGATGAGCTTATATTGTTGGGTATAATACAAACTAGAGGTGGATCTGGAGGAACTGCTAAAAACTTTGGAAACGCTCAAATACAGGAATTAATTAGTGAAGGTATGGAAGCAGTAGGAAATACATGGGGGTATCAACTTTCAACGGTTCGCTTAAGTTAACGCTGGTATAAATATATACAATGGGAGCATTGGTCAAAGCTAGCTTAAGCGCTTTAAAATCAGAATCTGCAGAAATTTGTCCTGTAGATTTGGAATTAGATCAGTTTCGTAGAACGTATTCTGGAGGATTTAATTTTAATTTTATTACAGCTCTTTCAGGTACTCAAAGCTTTAAAAATTTAAATTTTACAAATTTCTTTCTCACTGATGAGTATACTCTTGATAGTGTAACACATTTTTCAGGAGGACGTGTAATACCTAAAAAGATTTTCTCTGCTTTAAATTTTTCTGCCGAGTCAGAGGGATTTTTAACTTTTCAAAAAGCAGATAAAAAGAATTTTGAAAAAACCGGTACCACATATGATGCACAATATTATGGTTACACTGGTATAACAACAGATGCAACTCAAGCTAATGATTTCGAAATTGAATTAATCGATTCTTTTCATTGTAGAGTTTCTTTCTTAATTAATAACTTTAGATATTATCTAGTAGTTAGTGATGATGCAGAAGAAAACACTCAAAAGAAAACTCTATTCGTTGGGGAAAATAAAATAAGCAAAGATAATGCTAAGCTAGAGTATACTATAGTAAAGGGAGGGTTAGGAACAACGTCGGATTATTTAGCTTTCTTCTCTACTAAAGTTAAAGATCCAGATAATACTTTTAGTCCTGAACAGAGATATATTTTAGAAAATAATGGACAAACATTAGTAGCACAAAATATATCTAATATAGATGATGTTAATTCTTTTTTCTTTACAACTCGTGCTATTAAATTAGGAGGTGAAATCGATTTAACTATTCCATCTCCATATAATACATCGTTTATAACCTACAATGAAAACGGTTCAAAAGTTGATACTAGTAAGAGTAATTTTCACTTACCTTCTAATTACCTTCTCCATACTTCTTCTAATTCTACCTCTCTTAAATTTGATTTATTAAATTTAAAAAACATTTCAAATAATTTTGATCAATATGTTTCTTCTAATAATTTACTTTCTTCAAGTGATAACAACCCTATATATGTTAAGGGACTTAGAAAATATACTAGTATATTTTCAGATGTAGATAGTGAAAAGAATGAAACTCTTTCATTAAACTATGTTTATAATAATTTTAATGTAAGGGTAAGAGAAGGCTCTACGTATTTTGTAACTCCTTCTTCTTTAAATCCTTTTACACAGATTAATATTAATGATACTAAATTTGTAGACTCTGGATCATTTTCATATACACAACCATTTTTAGCTGATAGAGTATATGAACTAGATGATGAAGATGGCGTAAAAAGTGAGGACGCTACATACTTATGTACATGGTTATCTGGTGGCGTAGGTAAAAGAGGAGTATGGGTAGATAGGTATTTTTATCCAGACCTAGCTTCCAAAGAAGAAGCTTTATCTTCTAATAACACTTATGATGTTACATATGAGCAACTAGTAGAAAATTTAATTAAAAACAATAGCTCTTTAAAAACTTCTATAGAAAAGAAAGTTATCTTTGATAAGAAGAGCGATTTAGTATTCCAACCTAATAAAAGATACAGATACGAACGAATTAAAAAAGATGAATTAGAAAGAAAAAAGCCTACTAATTTTTGTGAAGGAGCAGTTCTTACTGATAGAATAAACAATTACTTTAACGAAATAAATAAAAACGGGGGCTTTGCATTAGGATTTAATATAAAAAGTGATGCTGGACAATTTACTATAAGATCAAGAAGAAATGACATTGATGGGGGGTTTGAAATAGAAAGATTAGCTAGTGGTGATTTAAGATTTACTTTTAACATTTTTGATAATTCACCTGAACCACCGACAGTAAGATCTATAACTAAAATAATCGATCTTAATCCTTTTGTTTCTAATGCTATATTTTTATCATTTGATGCTATAAGAGGTACGTGTAGTTTTTATGTAAATTCAGAAGTTATATTTTCGTTTGATATAAAGTCATACCAAATGTTAAATAAAATGATTTTATTTGGTATTATAGAAATAGTATCACCTGGTAATATAACTGAAAAAATTCTTAAACCAGATCTAGAGGATAACATTTACTTAGATGATATATATCTTACTTTATCACCGTTAAATGCAGAAGAAGAGATTACTGCTGTCTTAACACAAAATTTAAATAATATTCAAGATATTACTATATCTTTACCATGTGGTATGAGAAACTTAACTGATACTATTAACACGGTAAATTCTATTGGCACAAACTTAAAGCATAGAAGCAATGTAGTTGATATTAATGTAAAGAATTTAAATATACAAGACAGTAGTATTACTGAAGAAGTAAAAACTATGATATTGAATAATATAACTTCTTCCCTTCCTGAAACCACTAACATAAATGATGTTAAATTTATAAACTACAAATGATATCTTATTTTAAATATACTTCTGGAGAGTCCTTTACTTTAAGTGGTAGAGATTATGATGGTTTGTTTAACATAACAGATGGACGCGCATTTTCCGGAAAAACTCTTTCAGAGACTTCTACTCCTTTAAGCTCTAAAGGAACATTTGTGGGTAATTCATTTCTTGCTAAAAAAGAATTTGATAGAACTGCTGGTGGTGTACCTCGAGGTAGTCAAGTTTTAGAAAAGCCACATATATCGCCTAGAGATATTATTGACCAAGTATTTCTTGATACAAATTTAGAAATACTTAATAATAATAATTTAAATTTATACGCGTTAAATATTATTTCTAATCCTCAAATTTTAAATTTCCAATCTACTTCAAAAGATGCAGATAGCTTTATGGTAGCTTTAACAAGTTTATCTGAAGCGAGATCAAAAAATGTTGTTGTTACTAAAGATAATGGATTTGCAGAAAATACTTTACCATTTAATGTAACAAGACAAACTTCTGATGGTGTGACAATTGAAGAAAATAAAGTACCTACTGCTTTAGACGGTTTTGATAAATTAGATGAGACGACTAGCGCTACAATAGTTATTAACAGAGATGAAACATTTAATTACTTTACTGTAACATCTACTGAAACATTAGTATTTTCAGGTAGCTTTGTTAAGAATAGTCCTTTTTCGTTTAGAGAAAACATTACGGATCAAATACCTCCGAGTACTACATTGTTATATGATAACAATACTGATACATTATTTAACTTAGGAAAAGATGTAATATTAGATGGAGATGGTAACCCTAAACAAATAGATAGATTGATAGGTTATGATTTTAGTTTTTATAACACTTGTGGTCAATGGAAAATAAAAGATATCTTTACTTTTGATAACCCTGTTGTAAAGGGTAAGTTTAAAATAGGAAACGACTTAAAAGGGGCTTTAGTAAGACTTCCAGGTGGTCAAATTGCTATTGAATTAACTAACAAATACTCTAATGAATTTTTTGGTTATATTAAGCCGCCTCCGCCGCGGCAAAGCTTTGGTCTGTTACCGGGGGGTATTACAATTAACGAAGTCATTGTAGATTTTGATATTAGAGATACAGATGATTCAGTATTAGTATTAACTAAGGTAGAAGGCAATGACGTACGAATTCCTGGAACAGACGGGCCTTTTAATGTTTATCATGTTGATTCAGAATTAGTAGAAAACTATATACTCGGAGTAAATGATAGACCTCGATTGGTTCGTACTTATACTCCTGTGTTTGGAAGAAGAAGAAGAACTATAGGAGAGGCTACTGTTAAATTTTCTGATAATGATTCGAATATTTTCATCTTAAAAGAAGGTAGTTCCGTTACTACAAGATTTATTAGTAATCCTGAATTTCCAGCAGGCTTTTTAAGTTTTAATAATTTACAATTTTTACCAAATGCATATTATGGTGGAACGAAAGAACTATTTAGTAATAGCAGATATGCATTTAATAGTAACAATTTACCATCTAATAATTATAATATTATTAATTTACAAACTGAACAAGTAGGAGGAAGCGTCTATAACTTTTTGCAAAATACAGGTAGATTGTATTTTTCTAAGACAGGTGGTTTAGTATATGATAATATACTTCCTTTAGATTTAGCTAATACTTATGATAGGGAATTAGGGTGTGAATCAAGTTTAGGTATCTCTCTTAACAGTGAGATAGAATCAATTCTAAAAGATACACTAAAGATATATGTTAATTTAGCTTTAATTATTACTGGTGAAACTATAGAAGATGTTCCGGTATTAGGTAGATACACTTCATACCCAAATATTGATGTAGATTTTAGAGATTTTGAGTTTCATGAAAATGAAGAAATTAATTATAACGTAGTAACTAGAGTATTTGATAGCCTTTATAACCTTCAAAAGAACGTACTAGATAGTATTTTGAATAACTAGAATAAATAAATATATGTCAGCAAGCTTACAGAATGAATTAATAGCAGATCTATATACTTCTTTGCTTCATTTAAGTGGTGGTGATTTGTATAAAGATCCACAACCTAGAGATGTTTATGATGGCTTGGGCAATAAAACCGGTATTGCTTTAAGTGGTACTAAAGTAGTAGTTAATAATGTAGCGCTTCCTGAGCAGCATGTTGATTCAATAGAGGCAACTGATAACGATGTTACTAGTTTAGTAGATATGTTTTTTCCTGTAGGTTCTATTCAGATGACTATAGATAACGTTAACCCAGGAACAAGAATACCTGGTACAGTCTGGGAACTAGCATCTGAAGGTAGATTTATTGTAGGTGCTGGTGGTCGTAATCCAAGTAATGGATATGCAGAGTATACGGCTGAAAATAATATTGGAGGATCAGATGGTCAAGATTCTCATGTATCTTTAAATGAAGATCAAATGCCGGCTCATACCCATGTACCTAATAGTTTTAACAGTCAGTTCGGAAATGTACTTTCTTGGACAAGTGCAGAAGCAGTGCCTGGTGGGGGTGAAGGCGGAGCTATTAATAAACAAATTCCGGTAGGACAAACTACACAATTTTTAGAACCAATTTACGGGTTTCCAAGCATTCAACCTATAGCACAAAAGCTTTCAACGGTAGGAAAAAATCAAGCATTCAGTATATCGCCAATGAGTTATGGAGCTTATATATGGAAAAGAACACAATAATAAAATAAAATGGCAGACGTAAGTATAGTAAAATTAAAAGTAAGACGTGGTACTAACGAACAAAGAAGATCTATAATTTTAGATCAAGGTGAATTAGGCTACACTCTAGATACACGAAGATTATATATAGGTGACGGTGCTTCTGTTGGTGGTCGCGTAGTAGGAAACATAGGAATTGGTCCATTTAATTTAGAATCAAGTTTAAACATTCCAGGCCTGGAAATAGGTGATATTGGTTACGCTAACAATAAACTATATATACTTTCTGGTCAAAATTATAACGACTCTTTATCTGGGTTAGCATACATTGGTAATGTACCAGGTACTACTTTAGATTTTGGTGATAACAACACCTTAATAGTTGCAAAAAGTTCAGTTAATTCTAGTGAATTTGCTTCAGAAATATTTGGCGCTGGTATTGCAAAAGTTGGTGATACTATAGCTGTTGATAGTAGTACAGCATTCTTTGAAATATCATCAGAAAAATTAAGTATTAAACAAAACTCAATAGGAGAAAGAGAGATTTTATCTACTGCGCTTTCAAGTGGGCTTTCAGGTGGTAATGGTGAACCAGTAGTGATGCATGTTGATAATGCTCAATTTGATTTTGATTCTACTAATCGATTAATTTTAGCTGATTTAGGAAATGAAATTATTAAATTTTCTAATTTTGCTCCTGGTTCAATAGGAGATGGCTTACAGTTAAATTCTACTACTAATCAACTAGAAGCTTTATTTAAACAAGTAGATAGTTCTTTAACTCTTTCTAATAGTGGAGTTCTTGCTATTGCAAATGGCTTTAGTACAAATACTGAGGTTGCCTCAGGTAATGAGTTTCCGTTTGTTAATGTTTCTAACGGTATTATAAATGGAATGGCCAGTTCAATTTATGATGTTGTAACAGCTACTGGATTATCAGGTGCTAACTCTGGTAATGACGTACCGGTAGGTACTATACTACCTCACGCGCGTGCATTTAATGTTATTCCAGATGGTTATCTACTTTGTGACGGTAACATATACTCCTCTGTTGAATCTTCTAATTATAGAGAATTATATGATGTTATAGGTAACCGGTATGATACTACTAATGGCTTGCCTTCTCCTGGAGGCAATTTTTTCAGAGTACCACAATTAACCGGAGGTAATGTATTGTTATATGGTTCTGATGCAGGCGCACCAGACTCGACTACATATTACTTAAGTTCTGATACAACAGATAACGGTACAGCATCTTTAAGTGCACAAGGATTTAACTTTATTATTCGTTATTCATCTGTAGATGGTAATAACAATTTATTTAACGGGGCCCCTAACCAGGTTTCAAGAGGTTATCAAGGTTCTTATGATCAAAAAGTTTATGATGCAATTGATTGCAACGGTGCTAATCTTACTCTAAGTTCTGCAGGATTTATAAGATTTGCATTATCAGGTACCTCTAGAAATGACTGTAATGAACCTTTTGATAGATTTGCAATTCCTGTATACAGCTGGTAAATTAAATATATAAAACAATGGGTATAGAAATATTAGAAAACACTTTATTAAAACTCTTAGTTAGAAGAGGTACTAACTTTGATAGGCAACAAATTACTTTAGACAGTGGAGAGCTAGGTTATACTACTGATACTAAGCGGTTGTTTATTGGAGATGGTACTACTGAAGGTGGTACATTAGTAGGTAACAAATATAAAGGTAGAGCTAGTGATGTTACTACATTAGCTCCTGTAGAGATAGGTGATTACGCTTATGATACAGATAATAGTAGTTTATATTTATGTGTATCAGGAAACGGTAACATAATTACTGATTGGCAAAAAGTAGCTACTAATAATTCTGCTGGAGATGCTACAATTGATATAAGTGTTTCTGAGGGTATTACGGTAGGTACTCTTTCTGCAGGTAATTTTTCTGAAGATGCTTTAGGTGAAAGTATTACGTTAGGAAGTAATCGAATTACTTTAAGTAGTACTATTGTAACTGATGGTATACTTCAAAAATCTACAGATACAGCAGATTATTTTACTATACCTTCTAAACTTAAAATTAATAAAATAGATTATAATTTTCCAGGAGGTGCACCTCAAAATAGCTCTTTCTTAGAATCTAATGCAGCTGGAGAACTTAAATGGGGCACTCCAGGCATAATTACATCTGGTGTTGCTCCGACAACTGCAGCTCTAATACCTACAGGAACAATTGTACCTTATGTTTCTACAGCAGGTAATGAATATTTTCCAAATGGTTGGCTACCCTGTGATGGTAGAGCTGTAAGAGGTGCCGATTATCCTGATTTATCAGCAGTAATTACTACCGCATATGGAGGCAATTTAACAGCAGTAGGTGGAGCTACATTTAATGTACCTGATTTAACACGAAAAGCTTTATATGGTTCAGATGATCCACTAAACAGTACATTATATCAAGTTACTACTAGTAATGACTCTACTTCTGTAACCTCTCTACTATCAGCCACCGGTACATTGTTTATAATAAAAGCTGTAGGAGGAGTCACTAGCCCAACACTTACAGTGAGTAAAAATTTATCTGCTTTTGTAAATTCAGAAAACTTTACTGGTGTATCATTCAACCCGTTAAGCGGAGCAATAAAGATTGAACGTGCTACTCCTGGTAATTGTATATTAACAACACCAGGTACTTTTGCAAATGGGTTTACTATGCCGAATGGAATAGAGTTTGTTAAGTTTCATGTAACAGGATCTGGTGCAACAGGAGGCAATAGAGTTGGCGGAGCTGCATCAACTATAACAGGATATATATCTGCTCCTGCTGGTACTGTATTTAACGTTGTTGTTGGAACTAATCCAACAGGTATTAATACTAATGGTAATCAAAGTCTAATAAGTCAGGATGGTAGTAACCTTGCTGTATCAAATGGAGGCAGAACATCTCCGGGTAACATACCTTTACATGGTGAAGGTACTATAAATACTGGAAATGAGTATGTAGTAACAGGTCATGTATTAACTGGCGGATATGGTGGTATAGTAAATGTTGATGCTAATCACAACGCATTAGGAGCTTCATCCTTCTGGGGTTCAGCTCCAGCTCCTGGAGCCGGTGGCGGTGGTGAAAATGGAAATGGGCCTCCTACATACTGCGTAGGCCCTGGTATGGTTAAGTTTGAGTGGTCATAGTTGATATAATTAATTATATACATAAATCTGTATATGACCGATGAAGTTATTGTCGAAGGACTAGACTACTACGATTTTGTTATCTTAAAAAATATCTTAAAAGATAATACTACATTTTCTCCTGATCAATCAAAAGAACTTGAAGAAACTAAGGTGCTTTTAGATAAGATAGAAGAAATAATTCAAGTATTTAAAGAATAAATACTTGTATGAAAGCTAGTTATCAGAGAGGCAGTTCGCTGTGCGAAGAGTTCTCTGACTTCGTCTTATATGATGATGACTTTGATAGTATACTAGTTAATGTTCATGAAGACTATTTTGGTATTGTATTTAGAGAACTTGCAAAACTCGGATATGTTTTAGTTTTTCGAACAAAGTTAGAGTCAACTAATTCTTTGACCTGTACTTTTATAAGAGGTTGAGTAATTAAATATAAATACATGGGCTTTCCTAGTGACATTGTTTTACCTAATTCTTCAAGATATTACACTTTTTTAGAAACTAAAAAGCGTTATAATTCTAATTATGATATTGTATGGTCATTCCAATACAAATTACCAAGACTTACTAGTAACTATGAAGATAATATATTATCCGGAGCTAATATTCCAGATAATTACCAGTTAGGTTTTTCTACTTTTTTATCTACTTTATCATCCCCAATCTCATCTCTACCTGGTCAATACATAGGTGATCAAGATCCTGCATTAATTCTATCTGGTGGTGTAATTACATCTGAAAGCAATGTTAACATTATTACAGAAGGTGGTATTGACTTAACCACTGATGTTAATGAATTGAGTGGTTTATTACTTAAAATAGCTTTTGATTCTTCAGGCTTTTACGCTTTATCTGGTAGAGACGGACGCACCGGTGTTGGACTAACACACGTTAATAAACAATCACTTATATTACGTGATTTAAATCATAATGTAATTTACAACCACAGTCTTTCATCTATATCTACTGCTTTTAGTACTTTATCAACAGATACATTTAGAACTCTACGATTTAGATATATAAACTTAGGTCAAAAGCTGTTAATAGATTTTCATGAGTCTAATACAACAGAATTTACTCCTCTTACTACTATTAATTTAGGATTTAGATTACAAAATTATAGTAATCTTGATGATTTGTTTTGTGGTTTTGCTTTTACTACACCTATTTCTTCTACAAACGCTAATTTAAGTGCAAAAGAATTTTATTTGAAGAACTTTCATATTGAAGGATATGAAGGGTCGACTGTATTAACTGAAACAATTACTAGTGCTGAGATCCCGGTAAATCCCAAGACTGCGGTTTCTACGGTTAGTAATATAACTGCTAGAAGCGTGTAAGATGAGCGATTCTGGAACAGTTACATCATCTTGCGGAGCAGGTTTCGAAATTGAGTATGAAGCATTTTGTGAAAAGGATTTAATTATCATTTACAATATAAGTGGTAATGGTCCTCTTTATAGGATATATATGCATGATCAAACTAGTCCCCGAAAAGAGTTTGTATGGCATGAAAATGATCCACATGGAAATCATAAGAATCCATTTGATCCTCCTAATGGATTACAATTAACAGGAGCCGCGGTAATACAACCAGATGGAACCAAAATACTTTACGCTTTGATTGAAAGCTGTGGTTGCTGTAAAGAGATTATAGTTGAGTGTCCTCCAGATGAAGGTACTAGTACTACAAGCACAACAAGTACTACTAGTACGACAACATCTTCCACAACACCATCAACCTCTACATCAAGTACTACTTCTTCTACAACTACTAGTACTACAACAGAGTGTTGCCCTCCTCGAGGTGAATGGTATTGGAATAGGAATTCCCCTCCTAGTACTATAACAGGCACTTCGGGTGTTGTAGGGCCATTAGGAACAGAAGGTGAAACCGGTATTGGAGGCCCAATAACGCCTTCTATGGCTAGTGTAAGCATAAATCCTGATACTGGAATAGTTACTATACCATCAGGTACTTGGGACGTGGATGTAGAAGATTGGGATACTAATTCAGACCCTGTAAGATATATAGTATCTGCTAATGGATCTTTAAATACATATTATGTAGGTGATGATTTAGAAAGTGTAGCTATAGATTCAGCTGCTCCATGGAATATTATTGTACAGCGTTTAGATGTTTATACACCAGAGCCTGTAATACCACCCGGTCCTATTAATGTAGGAAGTACTTCAAGTTATAATCCTATAGCGGCACTTTCAGATAAAAGTACTCAAGAAATTCAAGCACTAGTTAGTGGGCTTGAGCCGGGTCCTAATACAAAAAATTTATTTACAAATTATAATAACCGAAATATAGGACGATTTACAAGAAATGAAGAATTTTGGGGCAAAGATTTAAAAGGTATAACAGGTATAAGTCCATATTTAAAGCGTGAACCTGGATCTGATCTACCTACACAACGGTGGTTAAGGCATCATGGTGTAGCTATTACACCACGACATGTATTAATATCTAGACATGTAGGATTTCATAATTTAACTCCTGGAAATAAAATAGGTTTTATAGACAAAGATAATAATTCAGTTGAGCGTACTATGTTAGGTAACGTATCTGGTCAATTTCCAAGAGAAGGAGATTATAATATAAGTGTTTTAGATGAAGACTTACCTAGTAGTGTTGAAATATTGAGGGTAATGCCAACAGACATTTTGAGTCAGATTCCTAACTCAGATTTAACTAGAGCAGGCAGTGGTACTACTAAAAGTGATGGTCAAATAATATCTACAGGAGAAGAAGTAGAGGGTAGGTATAAGGTAGATTTTAATGGGTTGTTATGGGGTACCAATCAACAAGAAGAAGGGTTATTATTTAGAAGCGCTTTTGCAAGATTAAATGATCCTTCAGAATCTCCTTTTGATAATAGTTTAGCATATTACAGTGATAACCTTAATGGGTTAGCTGATAATGGATGGGGCGGTGAGATTGTATTAGGTGACTCAAGCAGTCCAACCTTTTTCGTTGCTAACAACGAAGCTATTTTAGCTGGTATCACCTCTACTGCTTTAGTTCAAGCTCAATTTACTGGAGGTACTACAAGTATAAATACACTTAATTCTCTTATAGATAGAGTTGATAATGAAGTTTTAGGTTTCTCAACAGGATATACCGTTAACGCTGCTGAGTTTACAGAATTATTATCTGAAACTACAGATGAAGAAGATAGTGAAGAAGATAGTGAAGAAGAAGATCCTGATATTTTAGATGGTTTAGGAACAACTACAACTACAATAAAGCCAACTACCACTACCACAACTACTCAAAAACCTGTTATAACTACTACTCCAAAACCTACCACTACAACAGTTAGAGCTGGAACTACTCCTTTTCCGTTAGCGCCGCCTGCAACTACAATGACTCCTACTCGAGTAACTACATCAACTACTAGAGCTCCTGTACAAGTAGTTACTACTACACCTTTATTTGGAGGACCTAGACCAACTCTACCACCTAGGACGACCACTTCAACAACAACTCCTGATCCTAAAGTAACTACTACTCCTTTTCCGTTAGCACCTCCAGCAACTACAACACCTTCACCGATAGTTGCTACAACAACAACACCTGTTCCAGTAGTTACATCAACAGAAGCACCTAATGTAGTTGTTACATCAAGTACAACAACTCAAGGGCCTCAGACGATGAGACCATCACCATATGTCGATGTAATTTCAGCATTATCACAAGATTCAACTCCAAGTCCTACTAATAATAGTAGTAACCCATATCCTACATCTCAATCTTTTGAACCTCATTATATGTATGATAGTAATGGGTATGCTTATTGGGCAGGTACATATGAACAGCATTTAAAATTTCAAAACCTTGGTTACACGCACAAGCCAGTAGAAAATATTGAAGATGTGTATGCTGAAACAAATACACCAGCCCCTGCATCAGGAAATACCCCTGCTCCAAGTAATACGCCTGCTCCAAGTAATACACCGAGCCCTGGTGGTTATGGTGGTTACTCATCATATAACATGTTAGATAATAACCCTGGGGTATGGGCTAATACTGCTAATACTATTCAACCAGTAAAAAATGCTAACTTGCAACAAACTGGGCCAAATTCTTTCTTATTACAAATACCAGGTAATGCAGGGGCAAGAGGTAATGCAGGACAAGAAGGAGCTGCTGGCATGCCTGGTGGTGGTTTAGAGCCTACTGCAGTTAGATTAACACGAGTCCCAGCTAATAATAATTCACCTAGTTCGTTACAAGATAGAGTCAATCAAGCTATTGCAGATGCAAGTACGGATGGTTGGGTAAACCAGGCTATACTACAACAAGCTAGAGATAATAATTTGTTAGTAGAAGGTAGTAGGGATCGATTTAGACCTGCATCGGATTTTGAGCCAGGTCCACAAAAGGATAAGCTATTTGAATTGGACCGTGCACGAGATTTAAATAGTACTTATTTAATAAGGTTATTAGGACTTGTTGATGAAGATGGAAACTTTGAATCTGGTGTAAGTCCGCAACAAGTAGAAGAATTACTAGGTGATATTAATGCCGTAAATGATGATCTTAGGGAGGAATTTGGCATCGACGGGGATCAATCAAAAAATAATCCTGATCAAGTTCCTGGTGGTGGTTTAGATCCTATAAAACCAGATGTTTCTGCTGAAGATGTTGTACCTCCAGGACTTAATCGACCTAACCCAGGGTTCCCGGGTAATTTAGATAGAACAGATGAAAGAGTTAATGAGGCATATCAACAGTATTTAGAAGACGGCGATATTGACAAATATTACGAACGTATGGCTGAAATAAGCAAAGAGGATCGCGAAGCAGCTGAAGAAAGTGGTGATAAATCTGCAAACAATAACATATTTCAAGATATGGGTTGGCTTGATGGTAATAATGACCCAGTAGGGTTTGTTGAAGACGCCTTAGAAAAAGGAGAGCCTATTGTTGTAAGTTATAATGGTAAGTGTTATAAGTTAGTAGATATAAAAGCTATAGAACGATCAAGTTCTGATGTAGATGACATGTCAGCTCTTTGTAACCCACCAGTACAGATTGATGAAGAGGGTAAGATTATCGGAATTACTCCTGGATGGGAAGAATGTCCTTGCTGTCCCCCAGATAAAACTACTACAACTACGACTAGTACAACTACATCTACTACTACCCCACCGGTAACGACAACAACTACCTCTACTACCTCTACTACATCTACTAGTACATCAACAAGTACTAGTACTAGTACTACAAGTACTACTACTTCTACAACTACACCGTGTTGCGTACCGGAATGTTCACCTCCAGCAGAAAGAGAAGGTCAATGGTTTTATGAAGATGCAATAAACAATTATCTTCGTCCATATGATGGTGTAGCTGAAGAAGGTGGTGTATTTTGGGAAGGACCTGAATTTGAAGGAACTAAAGATGAGAGAGAAGTTGCTTATGCTAGATTAGAAAATGATAGACTAAAAGCAAGTCAAGAAATGCTAGATATACCTCGAGAGCAAAGAGGTGCATTAGAAGCTAGAATTAGACAATGGCAGGCAGAGTTTAAGGATCGTGATTCTAGAAGATGTTATTTTATCCATGATGCTGATTGGGTAAATGCTCATAAAGAAGTTAGACCATCTGAAGATACAGCTGGGGGTAAAATAGTTAACGAAGAAAAAGGATTCCGACGAGGTGATGGTTGGGAAGAGTGTGAATGTTGCCCATGTTGTCCTCCTACTAATTGTGATATATGTTGGTTCTGGGATAATAGAAGACAAAATATATTTACATTCTTAGGCATGGCATTACAAGACCCTGCAGCTGATGATGGAGTAAGAATAGATGTAAAAGATGATATGGTGGTGACTTATTGCTGTGAGCCACCTCCTTTCGTATTGGATGGTTTTGTTGATGAAGTAATACAAGAAGCTTTTGATAAAGGAAAAGAAGCTAGTGATGAATTAATAGCAGCTAGAGAAAAATTACAAGAAGCTAATGACCGGTTAGATCAGGGAATTAGTGATGTAGGTGGCTTTGGTAATTTACCAGCAGATCTCCGACGAGGATTCGAACAAGCAGTAGAAGACGCACAATACCAGGTAATTGATGCTGAAATAAACGTAAATGAAGCAGCAATCGATTTTAACATAGCTGAAGGTAATGTTAATGCTTTAAGAGAGAGAATTGTAAAACGTGTATTAGGTGGAAACCTTCTCCATGGTGAGAGAGGAGAAATAATAGGTCCACAAGAAGTAGACAGAGTGCGTGAAATATTACTTAGAGAGCAGCAAATTCAAGAAGCTAATCCCGGAAAAGCTCCGGAAGATATAGAAAGACCTGAGTGGTTTGAAAAAGCTTTAAGAGAAGAGCTAGCTCTCTTTGGAGAACAGGGACCTGTAGATGAAGCTTTAAATGAGATAAATGAAGCTCTAGAGCGTGAAAGATTAATTAAAAATGATGATAACTGGACTGGTCCTGCCGAAGGTAACGAGCTTGCAAGAGAAGATATTACTGATGGTGATAAACTAAAATCTTTTCAAAATGAAGACGGTCAATTTTTTCAGCCAGATAAAGATTTAAAGGATGTTGCTAAAAACTTTAATGAAGATTGTAATGAAGCATGTAGACCTATTTGTTTTAAGGTTATAGACAAAGATTTTGTTAACAAAAATCCAATGTTAAACCCTGCTATAGATGTTTTAGCTCATGTTAATGACCCGGCTATCAACCCACAAAATGAAGACAAACCTGCTAAGTTAGGTGTTGGTGCTTTAGAACCGGGTGATAAAGGGTTAGGTTGGGAAATGTGTGAATGTTGCCCCTGCCCAGAAACTAACAAACCTCCTGGACCTGGACCTGGTGGACCGGTTCCACAACCACAAGAGCCAGAAGTAATAATAGTTCCTGGTGATGCAGAAGATCCTCCAGAGTTTCCAGATTTTCCAGATACTACACCACCGTTACGTACAACACCGCCGTTACGTACAACTACTACTACAGTTACTACCGGTACTACACCAAGATTACCTACAACAATCTGTCCTCCAGATTCTAAAGGAGGTCCTCGTTGCAATGTGTTGAAGTGGTAGTAATTATTATTAATGACTAAACTCACAATTGGTATTTGTGTATACGATGATTATGACGGCGCTTACTTTACTCTACAGTCATTAAGACTGCATAATAGAGATATTATAGATAGACTAGAGTTCGTTATTATAAACAATAATCCAGAATCACCACAAGGTAAAGCACTACATGGCTATAAAAACTGGATTAAAGAACCAATAACATATATCGAGTATGATAATTTTGCATCAACTGCGTTAAGAGATAAAATATTTGGATTAGCTAACACAGAGTATGTTTTAGTAATGGACTGTCACGTTCTACTAGCTAATGGCGCATTAAAGAGGTTATTAGATTACTACGATAAAGGTAAAGATGAAGGTAATTTACTCCATGGGCCATTATTGTATGATGATTTAGAAGGTTATAGTACTCATTTTGATTTAAGTGTATGGGGATCACATATGTGGGGACAATGGGGATGTGATAAACGTGGAGAATCAATGGACTCAAAACCTTTTGAGATCGAAGCTATGGGACTTGGATTATTCACTTGTAGAAAAGATAGTTGGTTAGGATTTAATCTAAAGTTTAGAGGTTTTGG